GGGTGGAAGAGGAGGTGGTGGGGGAGCACGGGGTGATGGTTGAGGGGTAGGAACAACAACGGTTCTACAGATGCGGATCACCTTCTGAGCATTTTTCACACTGTTCTCAAAGTTCATGGTAATCTTGGCACGAAGCTCCTTGGCTGAAAGCTTCACGCGCTTACCGTTTACTGTCTTGGTGACACGAAGACCCAACTTTTTAGCTTTATCTTTCAGATCTTTGTATTGCATTTACTAATAACTAAGAAAATCCTCGAACGTCACTAGATCTCGGTCATCGATGAGAAGAGCAATCTTCGTATCCTCCTCACTCAGGTCGGCAAGAGGAACAGAAGCCTCCCAATACACGCGTTGAAGGTAGATGTCGTAGTTGTCCATACACATGAGAAAGGTTGAGAGTTCCTCATCAGAAATTTCATCAATCTTGGTGTTGAACTTTTGAGGAGAAAACCAGTATCGAGTGCCATCTTTCACGAGAAAGTTGTCTCTGATGAAGATGTCAGTAGGATCTTGAGCATCCATACCGATATCATCGGCGAGATGAGAACACGCCATGAGGGTATGGAAACCCCCACTGATTTTCTTGAGAAACTCCTTCTTGGCTTCCATTTTGAACTTACTTTTCATAAGATTGTGACCTACTTAGGTTTAAAAACGCAAAAAATCATAATATGTTTTGATCTCCCCATCATTGATGAGTTTGATATATTCTCTCTCAATCTTCGTGAGTAGTAGGGGATTGGGAGAAGCCATTGTATAGGAGCGATCTATATTTATACCGAGTGAATCAAAGTATGTGAGAAGAGTAAATAAAAAATCATCATTCAACATGTCTAGAGCTATTCTAAATTTTCCAACAGAAAACTCATATGTTCCATCTCGATTTTTATTAAACAATTGTTTTTTTATAAACTTTTCGATATCATTTTGAGGATCCTTCACACTTTGTGTATACTCCATCAAATCACGCACCCCATGCGCGAGTTTTTTTATGAATGCTTTCTTGTCATCATCCATACTTATTAAAACTCGAGAAAATCTACGAAGCTCGAGATTTCCCCATCATCGATCATCCTGACGTATTCCTTCTCGATGTCCGTGAGTTCATAGCTCTTGAAGCACATGTGATCTAGGGCAATCTGAATAGGTGTCCAGGGTTCCTCGTCCCTTTCACGAGTGAAGAAGAGAACGATTGATTCAAAGAAACCCGGTTTTGGAGGTTCAATCGCTTCGATATTGTCGATATATTCCAAGATATCTTTGAGTACCTGGTGTTCCATCTTATCTACAAACTTTTGAAACTTTTCAGTAGAAACTTGACCACCTTCGATGAAATGAAACTTCATGTAAAACTCTGTGGGTGAGACGGCGTTCGTTGAAATCCTCGGAGCTTGGACATGCATCACATATGAAATACCTGGAGCCATCTTCTTGAGAAACGACTTCTTGTAGTTCATCACGGAGATGTTCGACCCACTGAAACGCCTGGAAATGCGCCGCAAAAAGTTCATGATGATGATGTGTAGCATATTGTCTTAATTTTTAAGTTTATAAAAATAACTTAGGGAGATGAATTCACGAATTGATATGACTGACTTAGAAAAACTCGTGAGAGAAGTTCTCATACCACGCATAGTCCAACTCGAGATCGAGGTTGCGGCACTCAGAAAACACACATGGCCTTATGTACAGGCACAGAGGGAACATAATCAACTCGACGACATCGAGACCAAGAGGGACTTTATCAAAAGTCTCGATGAGGACACCATAAAAGAGCTACTCAACTTGAAGGCTAAATATTCTCAAACATCTGGACTTCAAAAGAGTGAATACGACCATCTAAAAAATCATTTTTGTTAAAAGAAGTCATCCGTTCGGTACATCTTCACATCGAATGAACCAGTCTTACCAGTGACCGAGACTGATTCATTTCCATAGAGTTCCTGACAGCCGATATCATCTATGCAGTCACGGTCATCATGGCTCACTGGAATGGGATACAGATTCTCACCACCCGTAGTGGTATAGTAATGATAGCGATCACGACGACCGCGGACCTCCTTACCATATAGGGGGAGGGTCTCACCATCTCCACCAACTAGAATACCCATCTGTTGCATGTGTCCAGGCTTGTACTGCTTGATGGGAGGACCCCTGAACTCGGGTTCGCGCCTGAGCTCCTGTGTACGAACGGGTCGAGGAGGTGGAACTATGACGGGGACCTCGACGGGAACCTCAACAACTTGGGGATTGTACCACATATAGGCGACAGCAGCTACGAGAACGATAAGAGCCACCCAGAGGAGTTGAGTTTTAGTCTTATTCTTCATTTACTATAGTTAAGGAAAATCTTTCACTTAAAGACATGAAGGTGTTGGCGATCGACATCGGATATCACAACATGGGTCTCGTTCTAGCGGATTCCGATGCGGGACCGAAGATTGAGGTTGAGTATGTGAAGAAAGTCAGTCTCGAAGATTACAAGTACCTCAGATCCAACGACATGGTTGACCTCGTTCCTTTATTTGTGGAAGATCATCAAGATATATTCAATGCAGCCGACAAGATACTCATAGAGAGACAGCCACCTGGTGGTTTTACAAATATCGAGATACTTTTACACTACATGTTCAAAGATAAGGTTTCTTTAATTTCACCTGTGAGCATGCATACACATTTTGGTATGAGACACTTGGACTATGACCAGAGGAAGAAGCGAACGGTTTCTATCGCGGAGAAATACATTGTTGAAGAAATTCCATACGAAAGGAAACATGACATCGCGGATGCTTTATGTATGATTGTGTATTACAACTTTCGAAATACTGTTCATTTCTTCGACGGGTTTAAATATTTAAAGGGAGCTTAATATTACTTTGTAAATGCCTGTAATTAATTTCCCACATGATAGTTTATATTGGTCAAATGTAGATAATCACGATGAAATTAAAAAAGAATTGTTACCTAGAATTCAAAGATTGTGTAAAGAATACACCGATAATCCATTTAAAACTTCCTCTAAATTTTGTACAAATATTAATAATCCAGAGACATTTACCATAGAAGATACATTTCTCCATGACATAGTATGGAAACATGTGTTTGAATATATGAAAAGTCTAAATTTCAGTATTGAAATTCCAACGTCTTTTACGATAAACTATTGGTATAATATATATAACGACGGTGATTTCCAGGAAATGCATACACACTATAGTCCATTTATAAAAAATGATGACAAAATCACTCGTTCGTGGATTTCTGGTGTATATATATTAGATGACACAAATAAAAAGCAATATATTACCTTTGATGGTGACTCGAGATTACATCCTTTCCCTACACTACTTTCGACATGTAGATATTCCACAAGTGAAAATGATGATATAAAAGAGGGGACTGTACTTTTATTTCCGTCTACACTTAATCATGGTGTAATGGTTAAAGATAGAAGTTCACCTCGTATTACAATTAGTTTCAATGTGACGGCGGTATTTAAAGATATAAAACATTTACAAAATTAATGATCTATCCGAATAAACATACATTAACACACATAGACGTGATAGACGACTTTTTAGAGCCAGAACTATGTGATTTGTTAATAAAACATATAGACGATACATGCGTTGAAGATGAAAATGTAAGTAATCCTGCTACGAATGTTTCGTGTAAAAGTGCAACTTTAGATGGTAATAATTACAAAATAAAACAAATAATTGATGTCGTTAAGACTAATTTAAACGAAAAAATTTTAAATAAATCACGTCTTAGTGTAATAAAATATATAGATGAATTGTGTATAAGAAAAATACATGGAAAAACAAGGCTGCACTGTGATGGTCCCGGTGGACATATGGATAAGTCTCATTCCTATAAATGCGATGAATTAAGAGTGTTGACTCTTATTATTGCACTAAATAGCGACTATGACGGCGGCGAATTTATCTTTCCGGATCAGAATGTTATAGTAAAATTAAAAAAAGGTCAAGCTATAACATTTCCACCGTATTGGACACACCCACATTTAGTAACATCACCCGAAAATGGAACTTTCAGATATACGATAAACACCTGGATCCATGGAAACGAATAATAACACATAATAAATGCCAAGTGTTAAACAGAATCAAAACGCCAAGAAGAAATTAAAGATGACTCCCAAGCCGACTGGAAACAAGCCCAAACTTCTCAATCGTCTCACCTACATAGTGATCGCCACAGACCCCAAGCTCAAGCGAGATCGGGAATTTCTGAAGTCTGTTCGTGAGTATATGAAGAACTCTCCTTCCGCAAAATAGACAGCGCATTAGCTGTACTCTCGAACATATCGTAAATGTCATTTGTATTCCGTCGCTTGATGGCTACCCGAAGGTTCTCCAAGTTAAAATCAAACGATTCACATTTCTTTTTAGCTTGGTCCTCAAGTTCGCGATGCTTGGCCTCAATCTTAGCGAGTTTGCTGTCTAGATCTTTGATCGCCTTTTCCATCGTCTCATCCAGTTTCGCAATCTCAGTCTCGTAGTATCCCTTCTGTTTTTCGAGAATCTCCATCTTCAGCTCGGAGGTGGTGCGTTCGATCTGGGAATTAATACGATCGAGCTTTTCTTCGAGGTACTCTAGATTCGAAACATAGGATTGCTTATAAGCTTCCTTGACGGTATTGAGGCGGGCAATCTCACTGAGGAATTTAACGTCCATTATATCTTAGTCTAGCTTTTTAGCTTTAAACACCTTACTTAGGTCTTTTATGAACATATCAAAGTGACCCAAGCGATATTGGACGAATGCCCAGAGTGCGAAAAATAGGGTCTTGGTCAGACGATTCACATCATTCTCTTCCATCTTGTAGATGGGACCCACGACACGACCCATGAAAGTCTCATCCTTTTCCTTTCCAGTGACATACATCTCGGCTTGCGTGAGTGCGCATGTGTCATCGTTCACGGACCAGTGATAGAATATGAAAGGAATGACCATCGAATAAAATTCAAGTTGTCTACGATCATTCGTGAAAGGAATCACGAGTATCCACATGAGAAAAATGAGATGAATGAGGAATATTATGTTCATCTATTATAAGATGTCCGAAGAAATTAATATGGAAGAAACTTGGAACGAATTTCACGAGAATGTCTTGCGCCAGTGGGGTGAGGCTTCTGCGTGCTATCGCTACATGCATCATAGGTCGTTCTTGATGTACAAGCGAATGAGTTTGCGTTTTAATTTGCCCGTCATTGTTCTCTCGACCATCACGGGAACTGCGAATTTTGCTCAGAATACATTCCCGGAAAGTATACGTAGTTCCGCACCAGCTATCATCGGCGGTATGAACCTTGTCGCGGGTCTCATCGCGACGATCATGCAGTTCCTCAAGGTGAATGAGTTGATGGAGAATCATCGTACCGCCGCGTTGGGTCACGGAAGCCTCTCGAGAAATATTCGTCTTCAGTTGGCTTTACCCCGTGACGAGCGCAAGAAGGAGGGTCTCAAGTTTGTGGAAGAATGTAAGTCTATATATGACAGTCTTTTGGAACAGTCTCCCCCTATTCCCAGGGTGATCCTCGCGAACTTTGAAAAAGAATATCCCATCGATGGTGCGTTCACGAAACCTGAGATACTCAATGTACGACCCATACCACCTCTAAAACTACCAAAAACTGTGGAACCCATACGAGCCATCACCAAGGATACCGTATTCGAAAGAGTGGGTGAATACTTGGCTCCTAAGGAAGAGGAGGAGTACGAGGAACCAGAGGAAGAAGAGGAGGAGGAAGAAGTGACAGACGTCGAGCAAGGTACACCAAGAGAATGAACATCATGATATTAGTCAAAACTGTGCATAGTACGTATGGTATAATTTTCCTTTTTAAAGGTTCTACGACACGTTTATGAAGTGCGTCATTCTCGAGCACCAAATCTATGGCCTGATTAGTAAGGTCGTCGATGGATTCCTTCATTAAAGTAGTCGAGCAAAAAAAACTTCCCGTTGTGGCGACGATCCACACGAAACAGATTGAACTCATTCGGCGATACATAGATGAGAAGAAGAATGTGTTCATCTGTGGTGCACACGGTGTGGGTAAGTCGTATATCCTAAAGACTGTACTAGAAGGACTGAATCATGTCGAGTTACAACACGAACATCTCAAGAGTAAATCACCGTTTTTACCATTCATAAAAACATCGAAGAAGCATGTATTCATCGAAGATTATGACCCTTTTTACAAACCAATCATAGAGAGGGTATCTGATGGTGATCGAGTTTCTAGGGGTTCGCTTCTCGTCACGACTACAAATATGTGTATGTATCCCAACTTTGAAACAGTCTTCGTTCCCAAACACAAACCCGAAGTTTTGATGACCCTCACCGAAGAGTCTGGACCAAAAGTTCAAGACGCAGCTGTACGAGCCCAAGGAAACATTCGAAACTTTTTCACATATCTGGATGGATACGACGAGATGGATGACTTTCAAACACCCAAAGAATTCATAGCGGAGATTCTGACAGAACCTGGACCCGTGGAGATTTATGACAGTGTATCTGAACATGGACACATGTGGGACATTTTTCAAGAAAACTACCTAGACTCGAGAGGTGTGAACGTCACCAGAGCAGTGGAAGCATTCTCCGAGGCTGATATGTACGATACACATATGTATTCCGATGGTGAATGGAACTTGATGTCATATTTTGTTCTGAATGCGTTGACCATCCCGAAGTCATCTCTCGGTGAGCCTCTCCAAAAAGATAAAATCAGACCTGGAAGTTGTTGGACCAAGTTTGGAAACTATAAGATGAGGAAACAAAAGTATGAGGAGATACGAAAAAAGTCGAGAATGGGTCTAGGTGTTGAGGAACTTTGCTTATTAAAGAAGTATGCAGAAAATGGAGACTTGGAACCACTCATGAATTACAAAATTACCCCACAAGATTTTGACGTCATCAATCATCTCGCCGTCGGAAATGGCTTAAAATCGAGAGACGTGACTAAACTAAAGAAAGCACTCAAAGATGCCTACGGAAGAGGAAGAGGAGATTGAATGTGTGAAGGTTGTTGGAAACGAGATTCTCTTCTATGGCGACATCGACCGTGAGAATGCCCTCGAGTTTGTAGAAAAATTCAAGAAACTCGAGATTGATCTCCTCAAGAAGATGGCCGAGCTGGTCGGTTATGAACCCCAAATCCGTGTGCACATCATGAGTGATGGTGGAGACATCTTTTCGGGTCTGAATATGATGAATGTTCTAGAACGTTCTAGGGTCAAGGTCGTGACGATCGCCCAGGGAACTTGCTGCAGTGCAGCAACCTTTGTATTCTTGGGTGGATCGGAACGTCGCATTGGTCGAAATGCATACCTTCTGATTCACCAACTTTCTACAGAGTTTTGGGGTAATTTTCAAGAACTCAGGAACGAGATGAAGACGACTGAAAAGTTTATGAAGATGCTCAAGAGGATGTACTTGTCCAAGACGAAGATTCCTGAGAAGAAATTCAAACGTCTCATGAAGAAAGATATTTATCTCACACCCGAAAAGTGTATCAAGTATGAAATCGCTCACGTCGTTGACTGATAGTCACGGCTCGGTTGTATAGACCCAGTATACATACAATTATAAATATGATACAAAGTGTATTCAAGTTCATAGGTACCGTCGTACTTTCTGGTGGTCTAAGTCGTTCCATCCTACCGTAATTCACAACTGGTAATCCAGACATCTATTTAAAGTTGAGAATTTAAATAATCCTAGGATGGAACGCCTTATAAAGAAAGACAAAAACGGCAGTGAAAGATTCACTGATATCCGCGTGGAAGACCTCGGTGATGGAACCGCTGATATCGTGAAATTAACTGGTGTGGTAGGTACAGATAAAGTATCTGTATCTCGCGTGAACGTGAAAACGGGGTATGAAAAGGCTTTGGCTCGAGCTCGAACGATGTGGAACAATGAGAAGACGAGATGTACTCAAATCCTCCCGATGCTGGCCAATAAATGGGAAGATCGCCAGAAGTACATCTCCGAACCTTTTTATGTTCAGCCAAAGTTGGATGGTGTTCGTCTTCTCGTGTCAAACAAAGGGTGCTTCTCGCGAACTGGGAAGCCTGTCGAAGGTGTTGATCATCTCGCACGTGGTCTCAAAGATGGTGAATACCTTGATGGTGAATGTTATGCACCCAATAAGACATTTGAGGAGATCACGAGTATGTTCAAGATGAACCCAAAGGATTTGGAATTTCATATCTTTGATTATTTCGACGTCAACAGACCAGAACTCATATTTGAAGAGAGGAAGAAGCGAATTAATGTTGACACATTTCTCGTCAATAAAAAATCTGAAGTTCAAGGATACCATGATCTCTTCGTCAACCAAGGTCATGAGGGTATTATGATTCGTGAAGCTTCGAGTACATACGAGATTGGAAAGAGAAGTAACTATCTACTCAAATATAAAGCATTTCAGACAGATGAGTATGAAATCGTGGATGTCAAGGAGGGAACTGGGCGTGAAAAAGGTACGGTCATTTGGGTCTGTAGAGTGGGGGATCAACACTTCTCTGTCAGGCCTGAAGGAACACTCGAAACACGAAAGCAATTTCTAAAGGAGAGAGATATGTATATCGGGAAACAACTCACCGTTCGTTATCAAAACCTAACGGCTCTAGGTATCCCTCGTTTTCCCGTTGGTGTAGCAATTAGAGATTATGAGTAATATTAATGTTTCCTCCAATATTGGAATGATTCTTTTCTCGTATACGTAGGCTTTTCACGTAGTGTATTTACATGGTTATGAAGTTTTACGGTCCATCCAAATAAATCATTAAAATCTGGTGGATTGTTTTCCATAAAATCTTTATAATCTTTAATACAATTTTCACACACTAGAATATCGGCTAAATGTTTATAAAAATCTACATATTCTTTTTCTTGTCCCTCGCGATAGTTAAAAGCTGCTAAATGTATAACTGCCCACATATGATTAAAAAATTTTGAATGCATATTTATTATAATAATAAGTTATTCTTTAATTAAAGATGTCATGCTATTACTTTATATGAATATTGTTGTAGTTGGTGGTGGTACAGCTGGGTGGATTTCAGCTTTATTCATGCGAAGAAAATATCCAGATGCCAAAGTAACACTTGTACATGACAATAATACACCTATAATAGGGGTTGGTGAAGGAACCACACTCCCTTTCATGGATTTAATGAGCTTTATTGATATTGGTGTAGAAGATTTAATCAAAAATTGTGAAGCTACTATAAAACATGGTATAAAATTCACAAATTGGAATGGTGATGGTGGTTCTTATTTCCACCCTTTTGGGGTTATGGGTTCTAATTATTTATTAAATTTGTTAATCAGAGGTAATAAATTAGATGAATTTGCATTAACGAGTATATTAGCCACGGAAAATAAAGTATATCATAATACTCAACACACAGAAAATACATCTGCACTTCATTTTAATGCCAGAAAACTTGCGGAATATCTAGAAAATGTCGGTATACAAAGAGGAATTAAAATACAAATAGGGAAAGTTCAAGACGTTTTATTAGATGACGATGAATTTGTTACCGAACTAATATTAGATACAAAACAAACTATAAAGACAGATTTTGTAGTTGACTGTACCGGCTTTGCTAGGTTGTTTGTAGATAAAGTTTATAACACGGAAATGACATATTATCATGATATACTCAAAACTAATCGAGCATTACCATTTTTTCTTGAAAAAGAAGGATTAACGCCACCATATACTGAAGCTATATGTATGAAATATGGTTGGATGTGGAAGATACCCGTAGGTGAAAGATATGGATGTGGGTATATTTTCGATTCTAATTTTATTTCAGACGAAGATGCATACAATGAAATATGTGAAGTGACAGGTCAAAAACCAGAAATTAGAAAAAAAATATCATTCAAGCCTGGTTACCACGACAAACTATTAAATAAGAACACGTTGTCAGTTGGTCTATCACATGGTTTTCTTGAACCACTAGAGGCCACATCACTGTTTATAGCGTGTAAATCGTTGCTTGACTTACCAGATATAAGCGAACGACATTCATATACAAAATGTACTACCTATTATAACGAATATATACGGGATTTGGTACAAGATTGTGTAGATATGATACATTTTCATTATTTCAATTCTAAACGCGAAGATACCCCGTTTTGGAAAAATTATAAAAAAATAACAAACATACCTCAACACACTAGACAAAAAATGAAATGTATCCATGGTTATAAAAATATTAACGCTGATGAATTTACATTATTTGGTATAGAAGATTATTTGTATTGTGGACATGGTGATCATATTCCACACACCTTTATTGATAGAAACACGACATTAATACCAAATGAATATATCAATAAACGCGTCAATCAAATACGAGAAATTGTTGACACAGAATCAATTTCACATGATGATTATTTAAAGAATAATTTAAATAATTAAAATAAATGAACCGAGTGGCCATCGATATCGATGAAGTCTTAGTCAACTTTCTCCAGCCCATGGCGAAATGGAAAAGGTTGACAATCCGTAAACCCAGATACAACTATGTGTACAGACAAATCTTCGACATAGATGAAGTTGAATCACAGAAGATGGTTCAAGGGTTTTACAAATCAAAGGACTTCATGGAACTCACACCCATCAAGGGGGCTCAAGAAGCCATGTACAAACTTCGTGGAGATGCGAAGAAGATGTACATCGTCACAGGTCGCCAAGATACTGTTCGAGATGAGACTGAACTTTGGATTAATCATTATTTCCCAGGTATTTTTGATGACATCATTCTCACGAACAGCTACACACCCAATGAAGTGAAGAAGTCTGCCATCTGTCGTGCTCTAAACATCGGGCTTATCATCGATGACAACAAAGGCATTTGTGATGAATGCATCGAGGCGGGTACAGACGCTCTAAACTTCGTGGGGGAAGAGGTCTACCCATGGTGTGAAGAGAGTGAAATTAGTATAAAAGGGTGGGACAAACTAGAACTATAATGTCCCTCGGTCTCATTGGTCTCGGATCTATCGGTGGTAACCTTGCCCTAAACATCCAGAAGTCACAGGATCTCAATGTGTGCAATCGTTCTCCCGAAAAAGTGAAAGCGATTGTCAAAAAGTCTTCCCGTGTGAAAGGCTATGAAAATGTCGAAGAGATGGTATCCGAAATGGATGAACCTCGAACGATCATCACTGCTCTTCCACACGGAGAGACGACCGATAAGATGGTCCGAGACCTGAGTTCAGTACTGTCTCGAGGTGACACTATCATTGATTGTTCCAACGAGTTTTACCGAACATCTAGGAACAGGGGTGCATTCTGTCAGTCCAAGGGGATCGGATATCTCGGTACCGGTCTCTCTGGTGGTGCCGAGGGTGCTCGTACGGGTCCCGCACTCATGATTGGCGGACCCTCGAAGGTGTTTGAAGATCACGAAGACCTCTTCAAGTCGTTCGCCAGAAGTTTCGCTTATATGGGAGAAGATTATGGCGTCGGTCATTTCACGAAAATGGTGCATAACGGTGTAGAGTATGGAATGCTTCAAGGAATTGCCGATGTATATGCCTACTGCAACCAAGATGGTTACTACATGGGTCGTGTACTGGAGCACCTCGAAAACACAGACATCTATGGATACCTAACAAAGTCTGCGATGAATGTACTTCATGAGTACGATTTTAAGAAGATCGCTGATATCGGACACATGAACAATACGGGTCTATGGTGTTCAGAGATTGGTCTTGAATATGGTATTCCCACTCCTACTATTAATTCTGCGGTAAACTCAAGGTTTACGAGTCGTCATATCAAGGCACTCAATACCAGTAACCATAGAAATTATGCCATCGACTTCGGTGTCGCAGTGAATGCTCTTCGCTTTGTGTTTGCGACGTCCCTACTCGAGGGCTACGATCTCATGGCTACCCGACACGTTGGAGATGAAAGTATCAAACATGCGTGGTCTTCGGGTACGATCATCGAGTGTCCCATGATCGGTGAAGACTATCGCACCATCATCGAACAGACTGTCGAAGAAGCACGGGTTATGATGATGTATTGTACCGCCGCGGGTATTCCCTGTCCAGCTGTACAGGCTGCTCTCACCCAATATGACTTTACACATCAGACCTCGACGTCTATGAAGTTCATCATGGCGCAGCGTAACTATTTTGGTCAACACGAAATGATGGAGGCGTGATCCCATAGATAGTCAACTTCCTTTTCTTTTAGGAAAAAGTTATCGTTACCACATTTAATTTGTCTGAGTACATTTTCATATGCACAACCACCATAGTCGAGCTCCCATTTATCATTCCCATTCATCATAATGTATTTATCACTGGGTACCATCTTGGCCAAATCTGCTTCCAAATCAATTCCCTTGTATGTCGCTCTAATTTTGCATTCCGTAGGCGCTGTACCTTTGTATTTCAAGTTTCTCGCGATTTGAATTATTTCTGGTGGCGATGCCGCCAATTCTTTTAAGATTTCTTCACGACTTCTGAATGTATGTTTCGCGATGATCGTCGCGAACAATAGGACACAATGACTTTGATACATGTCCCCAACTATACCCACAGTATCAAAGTAATTAATCCTCTCATTCATATCACCATTCTCATGTAACTTAATTTTTATCGATTCAAGTTTCCTTGGTGTCTGTATGTGTCGTAAAATATCTTTGCCGAGATAGTGATCGTTGTACACCACCTTCAGATTATTCTCATCAATAAAGTCTTTGATTCTTTCAAAGTCATACTTCGAATGACCATGTGGCTTTTCGAGGATGTAGGTCGCATCAACAAGACCCAGATAGGGTTCCACATTCTCACAAAAGTTGTGTGTGGGGATAGACATGTACGCCACAACATTGGGTACATCCTTGAGGTGTTCCAGGTTTGCCACCTGCTGTCTAGAAATGGGAGTGTGAGGGCAACCCAATTTCTTGAGAGCTGGGATGATACGAGTTTTTGCCAAATGTCCCCTGGCTCCAAACACGAGGCAGTGATTCATAGCGTTTATTATTTCTTCACATTAAAATACATTTCATAATTTATAAACCTCGGCATAAAATATACACCTAAATTGATCACTGTTATTTACTGCTTGGTGTGGAATACGAGTATCGTAAAATATCATTTTCCCATTTTCATGATTAAATGTACCTAACTCAGCATGATGTAGGTAACAATTTCCCGGTATATCTAAACCCAAATTTATTGTTCCTATGTAACCATCTTCAAACTCGTCCACGTGAACAGGCGAATTAACATTTGGCGCTATGAGAGAATACCCCGCACGACAAATTCGGTTCTTATTTATCGCCTTTAATAATTTTGCTACACCAGGACATTTGTTGCAATTATCTTCAACAAATTCAAAATTCCACACAAATGGATATTTATAAAAACAGTTCTCAACATCACCAGTAAACCAATCATGATGTTCGATTGGGGTCACATTCTTTATTTCATCCCGAATAATTTCCCAATGTTTTTCAATTTCGACTGCGTACATTAATTTTGTATATTATAATAAATGTTTGCACTTTTATGCAAACCCATCGCCGTCCCACAACAGATGGGCAATCCCGTCCTTAGGGCGAGAGATTGTCGCATCGCGTACGTGAAGCCATCTCAAGTTCAAGAGGGTGTGCTCGAACTTGAGATACTTGAAGCACCTCCGATTGTGATTGATTCTAACCCGGGGTCGACAGATTCATGATCCGTCCATCCCTCGTCTTCATCATGATGACTTCATCACACTCACCACCTTTGATGACTAGGATAGCCTCACTACATTCAGTCCCTGGCAACTTGTAACGATCACATGCAACCTGGGTTTTCATCGTGATATTCATATTTTGACTGTATCCGATGAAAGTTCTGTCCACAACACCATCCTTACCTGTAGCCTCCACAGTAGCCTTGACACAGTATGAACCAAACTGACACTGCTTCTCCTCCTCAGTTGGTGGTGGACAATTATCTACAGAAGCCCTCGGTCGTCGTCCAAATCGCTTCCGTAAAGAGGCGACTGGATAGAACAATACTTTAGTAATAGAGGACATTAATTAGTTCTCGATATAAATCTTTAAGAGTTTTTACAATATGGAAAACACATTGTAAAAACTCTCCCGGTGGGTTTCGATCCCACTACCTCGCGATGACTATTAAATAGATAACTAACAGTCGCACGCTCTTCCGACTGAGCTACAGGAGAATGGTCCTCTCTATCCGAATCGAACGAATGACAAATGGAACTACAGTCCACTGCTCTACCAACTGAGCTAAGAGAGGATGACGAGCTCCCACGTGGATTCGAACCACGGGCGGTGGATTCAAAGTCCACAGTGTTGACCAACTACACTATAGGAGCCACTTTATCTATATTTGTAATCTTTTCTTTAAGCTCATTTATGTACTTCATACTTATGAGCGAAACTGAGAACAAACTGGCAGAAGTGTTGGCGACGATCATCGGAACTACTGTGAAATATATGGAGTACACGAGACCCAGGGAACTTGCCAACATGTTTAGGTTCAAGAAGGAATAATTGATGGCACGTGTATCCTTGGTTTTGTACACGTGCACAACTTGAGGTACGAACATGATCGAGATGAGTATCGAGCTCGTCAAGCCAATTCCATCTATGACTTTATCCATACTTCTCAATATTTTCTAATGTTTAAGTAGGTATGATCCTAGTCATCATCTTGATCATCTTGGCTTTTCTCGTCTTGTACAAGTTTTTACGCAAGCGTAGATCTGAGTATGACTACAAGTGTTTTCTCCTCACTGTCAGGGATCAGAAGGAGAGACAAGAGAGATTTTTCAAAAGTCATCGAGATGACATTCCCGTAGAAGTCATCTATGGGCCAGACACAAGAAAGGTAAAAGTCGCTCGAGAATTTGAGGAACACATAGAACCAGAATACTTCGAGAAGGCTATCGAGATGCACTACAACCCAGATGTGAAGAGACCCGACATCACATATTTCAATTTGGGTGCGATCGGATGCTTCATGGGTCACATGGACTTTTACAAGAAATGCTTCCAACAAAAACTAAAGTATGCTGTCATATTTGAAGACAATGTCATCATAAAGTCCGACGAACTCTACGACCAAATTCAAAGTGTCATCGACGAGAAGGGTGATGACTTTGAGATGTGTTTCTTCCACTGTTTATCCAGACTTGTCGACAAGAAAGAGGAAACTCTCGAAAAGGTGAACTGGATTTCGAGTACCAAATGCTACCTCATACACGTCGATAACATGAAAAAGTATCACAAGTATTTCCTCCCAATGGATAACCACATCGACATGAAGCACGAGGATCTCATAGCCAAGGGTGCTCGAGTGTATTACAAAGATACGAGAGAGTGTATGTTTATCGATAGGACCCACAAAAGTATGATCGCCCACCAAGACCACGGACGCCGCGAATTCTTCTCGAGGCACTACCCTACGGCTACACCCGACGATGTCAAGTGGGGTTGGTAATATAAAGATTTAATATAAACTCATTATATGGGTATAATATACAAATTGACGTCCCCAGAAGGAAAATCGTATATTGGTCAGACAATCCAAACATTCAACAAGAGGATGTCTGGGCACATGTATGGAAAAAGTTACTGTAGAGCTTTAAAATGTGCCATTGAAAAATATGGATTTAATACATTTCAAAAGCAAATAATATGGGAAGGTGACAATCATTTAATATCAGAAAAGGAAAAATATTATATCGACCATTTTAATACTATTTACCCAAATGGTTATAATTTGTCTTCTGGTGGTGGAAGAGGCGAACATAGGAGTTCCGAAACAATTAAACTAATGAAAGAAAGTCAAAGAAATTCAGTGAAGGTGCGAAATAATGAACTACTTGGTTATATAATTGAAAATCGTTCAAAGGTTCACGGTGGAATAACATCATGGACTGTAAGAAATAATAAACATGGATGTCTAGGTAGATTTAAAACTAGAGAAGAAGCTATAATATTTCAAACTGAGTATACCAAAGAACCAGATAAATATATAAATAATTACACAAAACAAAGAGCTGCAAATGGTAAAGGTGGTATATACAAAAAAGGAAAAAAATGGATAGTAATATTATATATAGATAATAAATCTAAATATTTCGGAAGTTTTAAAACAGAAGAAGAGGCAAAACAAAAGAAGGAATCTCTTTTACATTAGTGATTAATCTAAAAGAGAGTGTGTTTGCTCCTAGAGGGGCTCGAACCCTCGACCTTGCCCTGTCTCTAATAGGATTTTACTCCATATGTATATACTATTGTATAAGAGGCACGCTTCTGACCAACTGAGCTATAGGAGCACCTGTCCAACACATACTATTTAGTCGCTATTTCTTTAAACTCCTAAATAATGTCTAGGTAGTCCTCGAGTTTCATCTTAGCATCTCCACCTTGGATGAAGTTCTCGAACTTCTGGGCAGTTTCGAACGCCTCTTTAGCCACTTTGACGGATAGAATCGTATCATAGGCACAAGGCTTCGTATCTCGTATGACGAAACCTGGATTGATGGTTTTAATGTCAGCATCGAGTTCCTCCTCGAGATATTCCACGATATCTTGATATTCACACACTTCCGCGACGACTACGACGGCGTAGCCATTCGCTTCATAGTTGTTCTTGATTTGTTTCATGGAAACTTTATTGACCGTCTGATGGTTGAGGACATCAGTCACTTTAGAGTACTTTGCATATGTGGCACTCGTAGAAAGTCCAGTGACACGGTCACCAGGTGTTTCTACAAAGACGATGGAATTTGTAGTCATAGCTTCCGTGTATGCATAGTCGATGTACCTCGCAAACTCCTGAACAGCAGTCTGGAAGCCAATAGATTCCATACCTGGAATGTCGTTGAAGATTGTTTTGGCAATACCTATGATATTTGTTTCGATGCGATCATCGAGAGCTAGAAGTGCAGCACTCTTCATAGATTCATTACCACAAATACAATATAAGCGATCTAGGTCACCCATCATGTCCACGGCTCTCTCGATGTCGACAGGTTCACATGAAACTCTCAGGATTGAGCCTGGACCTTCATCAATCTTTTGGCGGGAAAGATCGACACGGATGTTGTTGTTTAGACCATGAAAACCCTCATTGAATCCAAAGACCCTGTTATCATGAGAATTTTCGAGACGATTGAGTGTATGGATAATGTTATTGACACCTGGACACACACCACCAGCCGTGAGTATCCCGATGTTCATCTACAATCTATAGTATCTTATCTTTTATATACATTCCCGCCAACATACCAAGTACATTTGTCAAATTTTCTCCTACCGAATAATGCCATGTGTGTTCTTGGGAATTCTTTATTCCTAAAGTGCGGTCAATGAAATTTTCATACTTGGGTTTTCCTGCGTAGACGCGGCGAAACCAAAGAGGTGTTTCTTGATCAGACTTGACCAAACATCCACCAAATTTCTTCACGATGTCGGGTCTAGAAGACAACCAATACTCAAAGACTTCCCAAAGAACACCCAAAAGAATCCAAAACCAAAATTGTTTTGGATACATGGCACCCAAAGTCATGAAGAAGAGAAAATGGCTGTACTGAAACCCATAAAACTCTGTTCTGAAACAATCCTCGGCTGGTTTATCACATGGACAGTGGTTCGCATATAGTAAGAACCATGTCACGAATCCCAAAATGATGGGAATCATTTATTATCTAGTTATATTTTATAATGTCCATAGAGATTGTGACCTATGCGAACAAGTCTCAGGGTATGTTTGAAGATTTGGTGAAGAACGAATTCGGTGTCCCGATCAAGGTGCTGGGATGGGGAACGAAGTGGAATGGTTTCACTGACAAATATCGAGGCATGTCTGAATATCTAAAAACAAAAAATGACGACGATATTGTTATATTTCTAGATGGTTTTGATACAAAAATAAACAAAGATCCTCAGAATGTTTTACAAGTATTTCAAGAAATGAATTGTAAAGTTCTCGTCTCAAAAAATCCACCGTGGTTCTTACAGACGCTCATATTTGGAGAGTGTGATGATTCAATCGCCAATTCGGGGCTTTACATGGGATATGTAAAGTATCTTCGACATTTTATTGATGAAGCTCTGAGACTAGAATGTGAAGATGATCAAACAAATCTCAATACCGTATGTCAAAATAATAATTATATTTGTGTCGACAAAGATGAAAAAATTTTTAAAAACTTCAATCCATTTCAAAAAAATAAAAAAAGTGATTCGGTATTTGTATCTTTTCCAGGAACTCTCGGTATAAATAGATACTGGAGAGGGTTCTTTGAATACACACAATTCGTGTACATATACGTTTTGTGTCTACTCATCGTGGGAATGTGTATCTTTCCAAAGTACTCCAAAGTTCTTCTCGCATCCGTGCTCGCAATAGTCATCTTTTATGTTCTATTTGCCGATAAATCATGCACCCTAAAATAACTTGACCAACTTGGCGAGTTCACCCAACATGACAATCTGTTGAGTCATGACCATGAGCTTCGCCATATCCGTATTAGGGGAGATGTCTCCGTATCCAACACTACTCATGGTGGTGAAGGAAAAGTAGAATGGATCGAGAGGAGACTTAAAGCCAAAACTCTCAGGCTTCATCTGACTGTACACAAGACCGTACATAAGTGTCACTACAAGAATATTCATAAAAGTCTTCATCTTTTACTATACCTCCACAGAATTATGACGGGGGAGATCAGTACTCTTTCTTTTGAATTTCAAATTCCTCACACTAGACACCCATTTTGCGACTGGGTTTGACGAAGAAATGGTAGAAGCTGCGTCATCGCTCATGATGATACTGAGACCGTTACAGACATCTGGTTTGTTGTCTCTGTCTGGGAATTCCATATTGAAAGCCTTGATTGAGATGGCTGGAATATCGGGAGCGTCATCGAGAAGGCGATCATAGTCCTCCCTCGCCTTCTGTACAAACTCGAGAACATCTCCTCGATGCATCACATCCAATGACAATTCCATGTCTACATTCCTATAAAACTTTGAGTATTGAACACACATAGCTGAATGTGCTTCAGCCAAATTAGCACTCTGACTAAACTTACTTATCGAAGTGAGAATACCACCCAACACATTCAGGAATGCGAAGAAGTATTGAATGATCATGATCCTATTTTTCATGTCTACGGAGACATCCTCATTTCCACTCGGATTGAGAACGGCAAAACCACCGACACCTGTGATACTCGCGATGATTATACTCGGATATGACAAGTAGTCGTGTTGTTTTTTGTAATAGAGACGCGCGTGATTATGAAGCCAGCGGTATCCCGCAGCCTTCTCTGCCCAACGCACTAAGAGGTTCTCCTGCTTCTCACACCAGAAGTGTTCATGGGGTACATCTACTTCACCCATTACACTTAATCAATATATATTTCTAGTTCAGGTTTCTTGTCCTGAACCCACCATTTCTTTTTTGTGGGATCCCATCTTGCACCCAATGATTTAACGCACTCTTTTTCTTCATAAGAAACATTTAGATATATTCGCTCCTTCACAGGTGTATTCATAAATTTATCAGCTTCTTCCTCAGTTTTAAAAGATTTATAGACCGCACCCGGATATCCATCCACCTGTGTCTTAGCCTCATCCCAAGTTGTGTAAATACCCGGTGTGCATCCTTTAACAACTGCGTAAAACTTTTGTTTCTTCGTTCCACTCGAAGTCTTGGTTTTAGGGATTTCACCTGCAGCCTCTCTGGCTAATGTATCAACTTCTTCATTTTTAGGGTCTCCGTTGTGTGCTTTTACCCATTTCCAATTAACAGTCCTCAATTTATTACGCGCTTCATCGATAGCAATCCACAACTCTTTATTTTTTACTGGTTGTTCCGTTTTAGTCATCCAGTTGTTCCTTTTCCAGTTGTGAATCCATGAAGTGATACCATTTTTCACATATTGACTATCCGTAAATATACACACTTCCTGGATATCCCTCTTTACACTTTCTTCGAGGGCTTTCGCTATCGCTGTCATCTCCATTACATTATTGGTGGTATCAGACTGTTTACCAGAGAGTTTAAAATCATCACTGACCACACCCCAGCCACCACGTCCAGGATTTCCTAAGCAACTTCCGTCTGTGTAGATTTCGTACATGTGTATTACTTGCTCTTTCTTTTTATCTTTGTAGTCTCTTCACGCTTAAAAAAAATGTTAAATGGACAACCTGGACATCGTCTATGACGTACTGCACAATCAACAGCTTTTGGATTTTTCACACATGGCTTGACTGGGGTAGCCAACATTGATATTGTCAAATAGTCGTAATCTTTTAAACAAGTTTTAAGATATTTGAGTATCTTAAAATTTGATCTTCTAAAATTTTTCTAAAAAACTAAGCACAAATTAGCAGCTTAGTTGGAGAAGGCGAGACCACCCATACCGGACTGGATGCGGAGGACGTTGTAGTTGGTCGCGAACATGTGCATGGAGGTAGCGTTATGCATCTTGTTGGAAACGACCTGGACCTGCGCGTTGTCGATGCGGGAGAAGTTGCAGGTGCCGGTGGGCTGGTGCTCCTCAGGCTTGAGAGCGAAGGAGTAAGAGTAGATACCAGGCATGGGGGTACCAGAGTGGTGCTGGTAGGACTGGACCTGGTTGAAGTACTTACCCCTCTGGGCCTTGAAGCGGTCCTGACCGTTAAGGATGAGCTTGAACTCGTTGAGGGGACCACAGATCTCCTCGGTGAAGCGGGTGTTACCACCAATGTCACCGACAGCAAGGAGGGGCGCACCGGTGCAGGAGGTGGTGACGAAGGCGTTACCCGCATCAATAGAGTCGGGGTTAGACTCGATCACAACGTTGGAGGCAGCGGAGGCGTTAGAGAAGTTCCAGAGGGAGTTCTTGGAAGCGGCGTTGGAGAAGCACCACACAAGCTCCTTCACGGGGTGGTTGTAGGAGAGGCGGACCTGCTTGGTACCAGCGTCATCGACAGTGTCGACGCCAGTGTGCTGGACCTGCTCGATGAGGTACTCGTGACCCTTCTGGGCGAAGCGGCGGCGCTCCTCGGTGTCGAGGTACACGTAGTTGGCCCACACCTTGAAGACCTGGGGGTCGAGGAAGGTGTTGAAGTCAGACGCGAGATCGAAATCGATGCGGACCTCGTGGTACTGGAGGGCGATGAGGGGGAGGTAGAGACCGGGGTTGCGGTTGAAGAAGAAGATGAGGGGGAGGTAGACGGTCTTGCCGGTACCCGCGGTGGTCATCTTGCCCCAGTTGAGCTTCTTAGCCTCGTCGAGGTAGAGCTCAGAGTAGAGGCGCCACCACTTCTGGTAGTGCTTGTCGACACGCTGACCACCAATGGAAAGCTCGACGTTGTTGATGGCACGCTCGGCGACCCAGTTGCAGTCACCAGCATCCGCGGTGCGAGTGGTCGCGATGGCGGACTTAAGCTCGATGTACATGTCACCGACAAGATCACCGTTGCGGGCAACAGTCACGGAGACGCGACCGGAGTTGGCGGCAGTACCGTTGACGGTCTGCTCGATGTTCTCCATCGCGAAGTTGGTGTGGCGCTTGTACTTCGCCTGGTAGAAGGTAACCTCGGGGTTACCGGTAAGGTAGACGTCCTGAGCGCCGTAAGCTACGAGTTGCATGAGACCACCGGCCATTGTGAGAGTTTTTGTACTATATACAGAGAAAATAATTTTGGACAAACGCGCATTTCCAGATCCTCATTTTTCTCAGGTTAAATTAAATGTCGAAGCAGCCTGAGGAAAATGAGATTGAAATCGAGGAGGGTGAGATCATCTCGGATGAGGAGGAGCTCTCCATGACAGAGGATGAAGAGGAGGACCAGATTGAGGAGTTTGAGGATGAAGGTGGTGTGGACATCGCGGAGCTCATGACCTCTCTCATGGCCACCGAGGATGGGGACACGGTGTGCTCCGCTCTCGTCAACATCTCAAACCAACTCCAGACCCAAAACAAAATTCTCATAAAGATCCTGAGCAAGATGAATTCCGCTTAAGGATAAAAAATGTAAATAGTCTAAATGAGAGAAACTCACTTCATTGATAAGGACCCCAATATATATGAAGCACTCACGGAGCTACAGAAACGGAACGTCCAGTCAATGAATGAAGAACAAGTTTTGGCAGTGATCGAAGACTTTGAGTTCAGGTGGTATCTCCACGACACAGACGGATATTCCCCATGTATGGAACGTGCGACTAAACTGGGGTATCATCAGTTCATCCACCCCGATAACTTTAACGATGCCGGTATCCCCAAACCTGACCAGATTGACATCATGGCGATCCGTGGTATCAAGAATCGTATGATAAACTTTCTCATCCAGTTGAACAATTGTGTCCAGATCAAAGTGAAGGATTACAAGTATGACGATGAAATCACCATCAACAAGCGAATCAACAACATCATCATGCAGATCGAGGATGGTTTTGAGAATGTTCGTCGTCACCAGATTTCCTATGAGCGAGTGATCGCCCCCACAGCTCTTCCACAGGTCAGTGTCTATACTGATCCCTCCACCATGGATGAGGAGGAGATTGAAAAATCTACACCTTTTCAGAAGTGTCTTATGCTCGCCCTGAAGGAGGCGTACAGGGCTGGGTATCGTCGCTACAAGGGTCAGTGTTGTGAAGAAATTAAGACTGTTGATGGATACCGAACAAGGGCATGGAATCCAATCTTCACGATTGAACAGTTTGTCTACTCTCTCCCTAAAAAGGAGAGTAACTTTGTTAACTGGAAGAACTTTACGAGCAAGGGTTCTATTTTCAGGGATGTGATCGACAACATCTCGAAGTGTGAGGATGCCCAATTCCCCGAGATTAAGAAGAGGAGGCATGTATGGTCTTTCAAGAACGGTGTTTTCGTGGGTAAGGAGTGGATCCCTGACCGAGGTGTGTACGATTGCCGTTTCTACCCCTACAAGAGTGACAAATATGCATGCCTCGATCCGAGTATCGTTGCCTGTAAGTACTTTGATCAGCAGTTTGATGATTTTTCTCATATCGAGGATTGGACGAAGATCCCTACGCCCTACTTTGACTCTATTCTGAAGTATCAAAGGTTTGAGGATGAGGTGTGTAACTGGGCGTATGTGATGGGTGGCCGACTTTGCTTTGATATTGGAGAGCTCGATGGATGGCAGATCATTCCATTCTTCAAGGGTATCGCTCGTTCAGGTAAATCTACCCTAATTACTAAGGTCTTCAAGAAGTTTTATGAAAATGAGGATGTCGGCACCCTTTCAAACAACATCGAGAAGAAGTTCGGTCTCTCTGCGATCAAGGATGCGTTCATGTTCATCGCCCCAGAGGTGAAGGGTGACCTCGCCCTCGAACAGGCGGAGTTTCAGTCGATCGTTTCCGGAGAGGATGTCTCTGTGGCTGTGAAGAACAAGACTGCAGTCTCCATTGAGTGGAAGGTTCCTGGTGTACTGGGTGGTAATGAGGTTCCAAACTGGAAGGATAACTCGGGCTCCGTGCTTCGCCGCATTCTACCCTGGAACTTTGGAAGGCAGGTGCAGGAAGCCGATCCTCAGCTCGACGAAAAGCTCAACGCGGAACTCCCTGTCATCCTTCTCAAGTGTGTCCGTGCATATCTAGACTACGCGAACCGGTACAGGAACAAGGACATTTGGAATGTCGTACCAGCTTACTTCAAGCAGATTCAGAAGCAAGTTGCGATGGTTGCGAGTAGCCTTACAAACTTCCTCGAATCGACCTACATCGTTCTTGGTGAAGAGCTTTTCGTTCCACAGAAGGAATTTGTAGCGAAGTTTAACCAACATTGTAAGGAGAACAACCTCGGTAGCCATAAGTTTCATCAGGATTTCTATGCTGGTCCCTTCAGCTCTAGAGAAATAGAAGTGCGTGTAGACACGGTGAAGTATAAGGGACGGATTTTCAAGAATCAACCTATTATATTTGGCCTCGATCTGGTGAGTGACGATCTAACTTTCACAGACGATGTCTAAAAAAATATCCACCAATAGTAATATGAGCCAGAGGGTCAAAGAATTTGTCCGACAATCTGGAGTAGAAGTTCAAAGTCCGAACTCCAATTCCAACGATGAGTTTGCTCGAGAACTCGAAATGGAAATGCAACGAGCCGAGAGAGCTCGAACCTCCTTCATGCGTACACCTCTCCGCCAAGTTAGACCCGTCCCTCGCCAAGTGCAAGTTCCTCAACGTCTTCAACAAAACCTAATTAACAACATGAATTATGAACCACTCTCGAATGAATTCGCTGATGTTAAAATCAATGCCAACGACGAGAAGATGATCAACGACGTTCTTCGTGAGTTTGATGAACCTCCCGATCTCAATAACGAAAATGTGAGGGCTCTTTTCGCACCCACCAATGTTTCACTTCAAATTAGTAAATTAAACCCTGGTATGTTCAATGCCACAGTCGATTCTGGGTTTGGTCAAAAGGAGACCCTCGTGGATCTCAAGAAGATACTCATGAAAACACCTCTCGGTAAGACACCTATTGGTCAGGGTCTTTATATAGACACCCGTGAGATAAAGGGTCTTTATGGACAGTTTAAGACGGGTTTCTCTCACACTCGAGCGAGTGGTCCCAAGGGTGGTCTGAACAAGGACTTTTTCAGCGCCCAGTTCATGCTGACTATTTCGAATGATACCGAGAGCAAGGGTGCCACAGTGAACTTTTACCGAAATGGTAAGATTCGCTTCTCGGGTGGTTTCGTTGGAACAAACATCGAGAACCAACCCGAACTTATTAGGCGTTTCATGGTCAATACGTACACCGAAAAGCAAGCTTTCTTCTACAACCCATTCACGTATAACAACTTGAGTGGACAATACAGGATAAACGGGTATTTCCGTGATATGGCCGAAATTGCCCGAAATGCACGAAAGTATGGTATGTCTCGAGTTTCCTACGAACCCGAGCTTTCTCCCTTCCTTTATGCATACTTCGGAGAGAACAAGTTCATCCTCTCTAAGAGTGGCAACGTTCAGATTTCTGGTGCGAAAAATCCAAGTGACATGTTGATCGCATACAACTTTGGTAAGAAGTTTGTCCAAGATCTCAACGCTGATGGTCAAATCGTCGTGACTGGTGAATTTGATGAGGGTGTCAAGGCCAAACCAAAGGTTCGAGCCAAGGCCAAGCCTAAAGCTAAGCCTTCCCCACCAAAGAGGAAGTACGCGAAGAAGACGACCTCCAATACCAAGATGTGTGCGCGCATGAAAAAGCCCGAACTCATTAACTACGCGAGGCGCATGGGTGTTGTGAATTTCAGAACCACGACCAGGGAGGGTTCTAGAGCTGCCACCAAAGATGAGATCTGTGCACGGATCAAGAACAAAAGCGGAAACAAGAATGTGACCTTCAAGAACACACACAAAAATAAGAATGTCACACTCAGTGGCACCGGAAACACTTTCCGCGTAGGTCGCAAGATTTGTGGTGATCTGACAAAGCCTGAACTTCTCAGAATCGCGGCGATCCTTAAGGTTAAGCTCGATGATAAGGAGACCAAGGCGACCCTGTGTAAGAAGATCGAGAAGGTTCGCAACAACCTCGGTAAGCCCAAGCCCAAGTCTCCCCCTAAACCACGCGCACCCACCAAGATGCAAGTCGCAGCCACCGAGCGCAACGTCAAGAAAGTGGAGGTCATGAAGAAGAGGGGTCTCGATGAGAACTCCATCCGAAAAGATATCGCCAAGCTCTATGGTGACAAGTGGATGAAGAGGTACAAGCCTAACCTCAACCAAGATGTGCGAAACATGAAGTCAGCTCTCAACACCATCGTCAAGGGTAACAAGACAGGCATCCCATTCAAGAAGAATATCGACCAGGTTAAGAAGACCCTGGTTGGTCAATGGAAGATGGAGAGGAAGAGGGAACTTGAGAGAAAATATCTCATGAACAAGGTGAATGTGACTGGTATCACATTCAACTTGAGGAATGATTACCGCCGCGCGGCTGCCAACTACATCATGAGCCGCAAAACCGCACCTTCGAACAAGAAGATGGATGAATACAGAAAGTACTGGTTAAAGTTTAGGGCCAATGTGAATACAAATGGCAACTCGCGAAGAACTCCTCTCGCGGCTCGAGCTCGGGTTGAAAAAATATAATCACGGTGTTCGAGTTAATGACGACACGAGAGATTGGGGAACCCCCGTGAATTCGTGGCTATACATGGCCAAGGAGGAGTTTCTAGATGGTATTATCTATATCGCTGCGGACTATATTCGGGTGATGGGTCTAAAGCGCGATGAGAATGAGGAAGACGATAACAGACTCATCATGCACGTGATTGACATGTATTCTGAAATGGAAAGTGCGAAACATAAGATGCTCATATGGCAACTATTGAATATGTTGAACACTATTGACAGGAAATGACAAGATTGATGTATTTGTTTGGTTCAGCCACCTGTTTCAGGTGAATAGTGTGATACGCAAAGTTATATTTGGGGAATATCTCCTTAATTTTATTAGATATGAGACTAGCTTCTACAATTCTTGGAATACCTGAACACACAGATAACTTTTCAATTTCAAGGAGACGATCCTCCAAATAGACAAACCTTTTCAACATGTCACGATGCATACCATCCGCATGCATCCTGAGATACATATCCTTAGACGCACCGTCGCTCACATAAAAGTACTTGGAACCCTCAACCTCCTCAGACTTTTTACGAGTGTCGAACATGAGTGCCAATACTATGAGAGCTACGATAATGTAGATCATTTATTATTATCGAGGAATTAATTTCATGAGGTCATCAATTTTTTGGAGAATGTTTTGGAGTTTGTAAATTGAATCAACATCTGAAGGTTTCATAATCTCCAATTCGATTTGGTATGTCGCTTCCTCCTCGGAATCCATATCAGCGTTGTCCCCACAGGAGATTGTCACATCGATACTCAAATTCTTACGCACGAAAGAATGCCGAGTCTTCGTACGCTTTCGATCCATCTCGTATTCACCAGATGTTGGAATCTCACGGGCGATGCAAAAGCGTACATCTAAGGGATCGCGCTTGAAGTCTTCCTTGACTACCGAAATCTTCTGGATCATAGTCTGTTCACCAGTATCTTCATTGCATGTGATGCGAACATTGTTGGTGTCATTGTAGTAGACATCAGATGTGGTCATACTGACACTCTCCCAACCACCATACTTCTTCAGGCCTTTGAGAACTTGCTTCCACACATCTTTGCCAACATTTGTATCGAAGAGGGATCCATTGTGTTTGCCGAGACGAATCTCAACCTCGATGTCCTCCTCATTCTTGTGCGCCTCGAAAATCGGGAGTACTCTGTCGATGATGTTCATCTTTTCTTATCATTTTACATATTGCGTCTTTCTCTTAAGCCTTTTTTATGCACAAAATTCAATGAAGGGTTTCGGAAACCTTGGAAATACATGCTATTTCAACACGGCAATTCAATGCCTGTTGCACATCCCAGTGATGTCAAATTATTTCATACGAAATCCATATGATGGAGAATGCACCTTTACCAAAATGTATTCCGACTTTGTTCGAACATATTGGACGAAAGGTCGAGAAACTTTGGACATCAAACTACTTCTCATTGAATTCCAAAAACAATTTTCCCGTTTCGGGACAAACGAACAACACGATGTTCAAGAAGCTATCATGTGTATCATAGACATCCTCGAGCGAGCTGAACCTGATGTTAAAAAGTGGTTCTATGGGAAAAAGGTCCAAGAAACGATTTGGCCAGGTGGAAAGTCATCGAATGAAGAAGATTTCAGTGTTCATTTGATAACCTCAGATGGTACGGACATGGGTAAGATGCTCTCGAAAAGTACAGATTGGAATGTTCTCGAAAACTTTGAAGACACGGAGGGTAAAGTGCACAATGTCGCCACAACTCGGATGGTTTTTTCAAAACTTTCACAGGTATTGATGATTTCTTTCGATACCAAGAGTCATGTGAAGATCATCGAGAATATTCATATTGGTGGCCTAGAGTACAACTTGATAGCGAGTGCTGTACATGTAGGTCATCAGTATGATGGTCACTATGTGAGTTTTGTCAAGCGTAGGAACAAATGGTTCTTATTAAACGATGAGAGTGTCCAAGAACATGAACTACCCCTCGAAGCTGGACACTATTTTATGGTCTACAATCTAAAAACTCCTTCATCTTAATATTCTCCCTAATGTTCACGATGGTTCGGTAAAATGTTCGTCGATTATTGGGATGTGTCTTGTCTGTTCTCCTCTTCAGAGGTTTCCACCACAACGGCTCCTCCCAAGTGACATACATACACTCCACGATCGCACCATCTTCAAACCAAGGTTCATCCGCAATCCTGTTTGGTGGGATCTCACTTTCGAAGTACAACTTCCCCCTTTCTTGTACATAGAGCCTCCATGCAGGTGGACCTGGTTTGAACCCTGGAGTCTCCCTCGTAGGTTCTCTCTTCATAAGGAAGTCCACAGTGTTCTTTTCTAGAGGCTTCCACTTGAACATCGTTTCATGCGTTCCTATTCTCACTGGTTCATTCACTGGTGTGAATACGAGTCCATCAATTTTTTGATCAACTTTGGGAAGGTAGTCATCCATGAATGTCGCGAAATCCCTCATGTGATGAAACGTCTTACACTTGAGGCGCCACTTGTCGGATTTCATGTAGATGATCGACTTCATGAGCCCCCTCGAAGCTTCGAGGCGTTCAGTGAGTTTCTTATTCCATACGGGTTGACCCGCCACAAGTACCGCATCGTAGACCATTAGAGTGTCTCCATACAACTCCCCATCCAAAATAGTTCCATCATACGCAGTCTTCTTCAGATTTATAGGAACTTCAAACATATTAAAAGCCCGATTTACAAATAGACATTTCTTCTTTCCTTCGTACATGAGTGCGACCATCATGTGTCTCTCACCATCCGTCTTTTCACAAACGAGGTAGTCTCCACTTCGGAGAATGGGAAAATGTTTGCGTTCGATGGAAATAGGTTGTGGACCTGGAAAGTAGTCTTTACTTCCCCATTGTGCATGGATGAAGTCTATGACATATTTGTGAAGCGGGTTGGACATGTATATATGTGCGATGCAAACTTTAATTGACTTTCACACTCGCGGCGTTCAAAATATTACTAATACATTCATGTGTATATGTCATCGTCAACTTAGCTGCTGTAAATGCGTACAATCGTACACCTTGTTCCTGAAATTTCTCAAACATCTTGGGTGAAATCTTCCAGTTACCAGATTTCTTGTCTTTGATGCTTTTGATCACATTCTTCGTGTTCATTACCCACGCCTTAGCATCTGTAGATACAACCTTATAGATGTCCTTCGAAACCGCCTTACCAACTTCGGTATCGAAATGTAGACCCATTTGTGAAACTGGTTCTGTTGAGTTGTTATTCACCTTTGTTTTGAAGAGATTCCAATCTACACCTTCTCTCACACCTGGAAAGACGATACATCCGACATTTTCATGTTTTTCGAAGCACCGTGCAATTGTATCATCGTCCATACCTATACCAAAATCTATAAAAATGATCCGATCATACCTTTTCATGCACTTTTCAATAAGATCAGCCTTTTCATACGGATCATCATTAACATATACAATTTGATTGTTAACACCACCTTGAAGACATTTAATATTTATACGAAGAATCGTGTGCAATGTTTTCACATGACATGATTTAGACCGTGTGACTAAGATGGTACCCAAGTTCATATCTTTTTTTAGCTTCTAAGCCTTAAGCCTTTCATTGAGACACCCACTAAAAGGAAGATTTCCTACATGGCCGAGTGTAGTGTTTACATCAGCATAAATCTTACCCCCAGCTTGTTGCCAACGGCGACAAAATGCGTAATCTTCTGAGAGGTATCGACGAGTCATAGGATCGATCATACAATCAAAAACTGCGTGATAGTCATCGAAGTCTCTATTCTGGTGATCATTTTTACACCAGAGTTCGGGAAACTTTTCCTCGAGTGTCTTGAAAACTGATCGTTTAATAACCATAAACCCTGTAGGCCCATCAAGAATTTCGATGAAACCATTTTCGACGGGGCGATTTCTAGCACCAAAATTAATCACAAGACTCGATGAAAGCATAGCCATGTTACGATTGTCGCCCTTCTTTACGGCATCGGCAGCCTGTTCCCACATTACGGTTTTCTTGGGGTAACATGCGACGGAAAGATCATGATCAGACTTGATGAGGCGTATGACAGCTTCTGCATCAAAATCGATGTCGGCATCGATAAACATGAAATAATCACAATCTGTTTTCTGCATAAAACGACCTACGGATACGTTACGCGCGCGGTGGACGAGTGATTCATTTTCGGTAGTATCTAGGTACAACTGAATTCCTTCTTTTATTAAAAGTATCTGAAGTTTAATAATGCTACTCATATACTTCTCCAAACACAATCCACCATAGCATGGTGTCGAAAGGAACAGCTTAGTCATATGACTACAACTGACCTTTAACCTCTAAGTGTTTTTTAATGATCGTCTCAATTTTGTTTAGCGTTGGAACCGAGACTGAACATTTTTCGCACATCTCAGCCCTTGTCACTTTGGGTGAGAGAACCATATAGATGATCGCAGACGCAACACTATTCGGTGTTTTGCTCATGAGATCTACACAGTCTTCAGTTTTGGTACACATTTTGTTACATTTGAGACGTTCATCTCGAGTGACGTCAAAAGAATTCAGCAAGCGCTGCATCACATCAAACGCCTTCGTGACATAATTCTTCTCAGTCACACCCATAATTGTATCTTTGAACATCTGCGTCGTTCGGCTGATATCTTTGGATTGAATACCAAACATATCGGCAATCTCTTTGGTCGTTCTCGGGTGTTGAGCTAAGCGACACGCGTACAGTACACAATTTGCCTTGATACCCAAACGCACCGCACCCCGGGTAAGCTTTCCATCGTTGAACTTTCTGTAAAACATCTTCGCATCCTTCAACACAACTTCTGGAAGTGTATGACATGCTTCATCTATATCCTTGTACGCGTGGAAGAGTGATCGATCCTTGTGATTCATCGACATGTGAAAGTTAATCTTCGCCATGCGCTTATTTTCATATGTCGCACCACGTTGGGTAGAGATTATGGTCCCCTTACCCCAATGCTGTGAGAACAATTCGGGGTTTGCGTTTGGATTTCCACATCTCGACGGATCATTCACTTTACCATCATCCGTCACACCACTCGTCCATTCAGCCGTATCATCCACGAAATACGAATCTACGAGACCACATTCGGAGCACGTTGGTAATCCTTCTGGAGAAATAACTTTTACTCCCGAGCATTCTCGACAAAAATTCATATTCACTGACTTTTCTTCATTTTCTTTGGGTAATAGAGTGTCTACTTGAGACCATATAGTTGCCAGCATTGTTTTTGAATGTGGCAATCTTTTTTAGCTTTTTATAAAACGCATTACAGACTTAGGCTTTTGACTTTGTTTTCAATCATATCGATTGTCTCCTTGAAACTTCTTCCACCTGGAGAAGTGGGCTTCCAATCGTTCCACTCCTTGTCGATCGACTTGTGATCAGGGGGGAGAGTACTTTCGATGTCGGTGTCAGACACGACAAAGTCAGCCATCTCAGAGTCAGTCTCCTCTTCACCATACAGGTCACTGTCACTATCTTCGATATCAATCTCAGAGTAAAAAGCGAACTTCCCAGTACCCAGGGCTTTCATCTCTAGGTCTTCGAACGTGGTTCCACTTGGGTAGTGTTCCATGACACTCTCGTATGGTGCGGGTGAAAGGTCACCCGAATCTACTTCATAGACACATGCGGATTTATAAAAGAGTTCAGTGGGGTTCAGATAGCGGACACCCAGGGTCTTGGTGGTGTTCATCCCGACGACACCGTACATTTCATCTTCAACTCCGTCTTCGTTTACTAAAATTTTGACTATATCGTTTTGATTTATATCAGAAGGCACAATCATGCTTAGAGTTTTCGGCCAAAAAATTATCAGCGATAATATCACAGATGAAAGTTACTATTTATTCGAAGGAAGGATGTCAGTATTGTGACCACGCGAAGACCTTGTGTGAGTCGGAAGGTCTCGATCATGAGAAAGTGATGATCGACAAGGAAGAACTTGGGAAATTGTGTGGTGAATCAGTGACAACTTACCCTCAAATATTTATTGACGGACGTCGCATCGGAACATACTTTGATTTTCAAGATTACATAGAAGATGAATACGAACCAATTCTCGCTCCAACCCTAAACAGATTCACCGTCTTCCCCCTGAAGTATCCCGAACTTTGGGAACTTTACAAGAAGGCTCAAATGTCCAACTGGACTGCCGAGGAGGTGGATCTCTCTAAGGATATGGACGACTGGAAAACTCTCAACGATAATGAACAGAAGTTTATCAAGTATATCCTGGCGTTTTTTGCTGGATCCGATGGAATTGTTTTTGAAAATATCAACAACAATTTTGCTGACGAGGTGCAAATCTCTGAAGCTCGCTCATTCTATGCCTATCAGTCCCACAATGAAATGGTTCACGGTGAGACCTACTCTAAACTCATAGACAAATACATCAAGGATGGTGCCGAGAAGAAGCAACTCTTCGAGGCCATCCAAACAGTTCCCTGTATAGAGCGTAAGGCCAAGTGGGCTCTCAAGTGGTTCGACAAGTCTCGGTCCTTTGTGGAGCGTCTCTTCGCTTTCGCCTGTGTGGAGGGTATCTTCTTTTCTGGAAGTTTTTGTGCCATCTTTTGGCTAAAGAAGAGGGGACTCATGCCCGGTCTTTGCTTTTCCAACGAACTTATCTCTCGTGATGAGGGTCTCCACCAAGAATTTGCGGTGGAACTTTTCAAACTACTCCGAAACAAGCCATCGACTGAGGTTATTCATTCCATCGTGAAAGAGGCTGTGGATATTGAGAAGAATTTCATCCTGGATGCTCTTCCATGCAACCTCATAGGTATGAACTCTGAGAAGATGTCCGAATACATCGAATACGTGTCCGATCGCCTTCTCAAACAGATTGGTCAGCCTCCCATTTGGGGATCTAAGAACCCCTTCGACTTCATGGAGAATATCAGTCTCGATGGTAAGACCAACTTTTTCGAGAAGAGGGTGGGTGACTATGGTAAGCTGGACGATGACTCAGCTGAAATTGGTTTCGACGAGGAATTTTAAAGGTTTGACATTTTACAACCAATTGACAAGAACTGTTTGTAGAATACATTTAACCGAAGAGAGTGCCATCCGACCCCACAGACATGGGAGTGAGGTTACGACCACTATCGACAAGCTCAATCTGAGACTCAGCGAAGCCAGGTTTGGGATCGGGAGCCTCAACCATAGGGACGGGAGGCTCGACGACCACCTTCTCACCCTTCTTTACAGACTTCTTGTCACCACAACCACAACCCTTCTTGACGGTACCCTCCTTCTTTATGTTCATCATACCCCAAACGACGAGGATGAATACAAGGGTGTGCACGAGGAGACCCATAGTCGAGGGGCAGCCCGTGGGGGTGGCGATCCTGGGACCCAGAACTCGCCTGACGAGACGGAAAGTCTCGGGGTTCGCGACGATGAAGAAGGTAAGACCTGAAATCACGGAGATGATGAACTTCTCCTCCTGTTTCTTACCGTTGCAGCCACATCCACAATCTTTAAAGATACCCATGATTACTTTTAGAATATGTCAACAAAAAAACTTACTTAAAGTCGAGCCCCCTAAGATAGATATAACCAACAAACAATGTCGCTCACTATCCAACGCTCCTCCGATTTCTCTCCTGCTGCTGTGCAGTTTTCGAAACTTCGTAAGAACAAGAATGGCGGTAAGGCCGTCTACCTCAACGCCGGTGACAACAAGAAGCTCTACATCCAGTTCCCCTTCATGCGATCCCCCTACGGTCTGAGTGCCTTCACTGATGAGGGTACTGGGCGCACCTCCTATTCTCTCGATCTGTCTTTCGACCCCGATAACACCGAGGCGATGGAGCTCCACAACAAGCTCAAGGAGCTCGACGACATCATCGTGAACACTGTCGCTACCAACTCTAAGGAGTGGCTCGGCAAGGAGTTCAACGTCGCAGTCCTCAAGGAGGCTCTCTACAAGCCCATGGTTCGCCCTGGTAAGGAGCAGTATCCAGCCACTATCAAGCTCAAGATCCTCACCAAGCCCGATGGCGCCTTCGTCCCCGAGGCATATTCGATGCAGAAGCAGCCTGTCTCCCTCGACACGATCGAGAAGGGACAGAAGTGCATGGCCATCGTCGATCTCAACCAGATCTGGTTCATCGATAACAAGTTCGGTGTGACTATTCGCCTTCAGCAGACGCTTCTCGAGCAGTCCGCCAAGCTCCCCTCTTTCGCCTTCCAGGGTGTTGATCTCCCCGAGGATGACGTTGAGGTGGATGTCGAGGAGGATGACATCGAGGATGTTGATGACCAGTAAAAAATTTCCAATTACAAAGTAATTGTCGTCCCTATTGGTAAGATGAAACAATCTTCTTACGAATATAATAATGAACACTGAGTTGAAAAAGCTACTCAGGGGAAAGAAGGCGTGCTCACCAGCGTCCCACCTCTGGTTGAAAAAAAGTAATGGAACCACGACCAAGGGTGCTGTGCAGATTGGTCAGGGTGAATACGGGAAAGTGTTTCGTGGATGCATCAACGATAAATGCGAAAAATACGTAGTCTACAAAGAAATTAGAACACCTTCACTCTCTGAAAACACGAATAACCTACCACTCGCGGGTTTTAAACAAGCCCTCGATGAATTTAACCCAAAAATGGAATTCACGATCGCGAAGAAGTTGGAAGGTTTTGGAGTCCCCAAGATGTACCTCTATAAAAGTTGTGATGGTAAAGACATCCTGTACTCTGAGTTTATCAAGGGGAATGAATTTCGAAAATGGATGCTGACAAAGCCTACACTCGAATCCGTAAAATCGGTTATCGCTCAGGTGATTTACAACTTGTATCGTATTCACCAAAAATATCCTGGATTCAGACACCACGATCTTCATGGTGGAAATGTTCTCGTGCGCCCCGTCCCCAAAAAGAATATTCAAATCAAACTGAAGGACAAGACATACACAATTTCAAATGGCGGCATAGAGGCGGTCATCATCGATTTTGGCTTTTCGGTGTTTCCCAGAATAAAGAACCCTCTCATCAACACTGGAAACTACAGAAATTTGGGTATTTCTAGAAACTCCAACAAGCTCTATGATTTACACTATTTCCTAAACAGTGTGTATCCTTTCGTGCGACAACCAGGTACCATGACCGAAAGAAGAGTGAAAAATTTCATCACATCTCTATTGAAAAATGATTATACAAACAGGACTTCCGAGTTTGTGAAAAATTACCGTCTTCGTGGAAATCGTGGTCAAAATCACTCGAAGGTTCTTCCCACATTTGAGACTGTTTTGTCTCACCCCTTCTTCACTGGTGAGCAGCCAAAGGTACTTCCAATCCCCACCGTGAAATCCACGAAGAAAGTCGTGATCGCTCCCCCGAAACCAAAGACCCCCGTGAACCGGAATGCAGCCATGGCTCGTGCAATTGCAGTGTTGAAGGCGAATAAGAAGAAACCCCAAAAGCGACCAGGAATTGTTAGAGTACGACCTTGAAAGTCCTTTTCGTACCCTCATCGGTCATGGAAAGTATCTTAAACTTTGGTGTCTTGGCGAGCTTCACACCATTCTTAGTGACGAATGACTTCATCCGTTCAACTTCACCACGAGGCATCTTTCTGGTGTATTTGAGCGTGACATTTTTGTTTCCTATGGAGAATACTGTCGATGACATTTATTATCTTGGGAGATAATAAACAATGATTGCTCTCATCATCCTCGCGATTATCGATATTCTTATTCTCATGCAGACTGGTCAGGCCAAGAAGGCTCCCGTCGAGGGTGGCAAGAAGTGGACTGTTTTCGGAACCATGGGTTGTGGATGGACCCGAAAGCAGTTGGACTACATGAAGAAGAATGGCAAGCCTCACGAATTCGTCGATTGCGACGAAGGTGGGTGCGACGGCGTGGAGGCTTTTCCCACTCTCGTAAGCCCTGATGGTGAGAAGACTGTTGGTTACAAGGAGGTTTAAATACCACGGACAACAGCAAGAGAAAGGGAGAGGATGAAGGCATCAAGGAGAGACTTGATGGGCTTGAGCACGGTGATGTGCTGCACGAGGGAGCGGTTCCACACGAGACGGAGGAGGAAAGTGCCGATGAGAATGTTAAGCACGAAGATGAGGAACTCGGTAAGCATCTCAGACTTAGTTTGAGCCTTGGTAACTTCCTGAATCATTTATTACATATGGATATTTTTTTCTAGACAAACTACAAATGAAAGGACTGCCACTGAGTGGATCCGAAAGTAAGTTCACAAACAGACGTTGGGGGACGACGACTGGTATTGGGAACAACAACTGCTATGCCTATGCGGTGGGTGACTATGAGGCATACAGGTGGCAAAAGTCCATTCCTGGTGATCGATCGGGACTTTCTAATGGACATCACAACTATACCCATTGCACGGGTCTCCCCAAGCGCGTAGTTTCAGACAATCCCACAAAGGTTTACAAAGCTAAGGCTAACGAAAAGTGTAAGAAGGGGTACTACAAAGTCATGATGTTCGTCTGTCCTGGAAGACCCACAAACTATATTCGTCAAGGTGACTTCCACTTTTACAAACAACATAGTGTCGTAGAATACAAAATCAAACCCGGAGACACCATAGCCTCTGTGGCCAAGTTCTTCAAAGTTCCCGAGTCTCGGGTGAAGCGGGCTGGTACATTCAAGGTTGGTAAGCGTATCATCTTCAAGGCGAACGTCTTCAGTCACAAGCGTGGATGGGCTACTGGACCACTTCTGACTGATGCGAAGGGGAAGAGCATCGTGGATCCCCGTAAGGCTTCTAGGAACTATCCAGGTCTAAATTATGAGAGGTACTGTAGTTCATTCTGCGTCAAGAATCGTGGGATCAAAGTCGGTAAGACTCACCCCAAGGTCCGCAAGAATACTGTCTAGGTCTGGTTGATTTTCAACGTCAAATGTAATATCAAAAAGATCTAAGACGTCGAAGATCGATTCTTCATTCAAGGACACAGAGTTCGCCGCTGCTGTGTAATTGTTCTGAATCGTGACGATGATTTTGAATTGAGATGCATCAAAAACTTTTCTACACGTGGGACATGTATTCTTACCTTGATCTTTCCATCTCTGTAGACAGTGGGAATGAAACATATGTCCACAACGAATCGGGGGATTTGCTCTTGTCAATTTCACTTCATTGAGGCATATGGAACATGTCGACATTCTACAGAAAGGTTTTAAAGTTTTTTTCGTAATTTTTCTCAGTTTAGTAGATACCGGGAACCTTGAGAAGAGGCTTGTCGCAAGTATTGCAGTTACCCTTACCCTGCTCCTCGTGCACCTTGGAGAGAAGCTCGGGACCTTGCTTCTGGAGAAGCTGGCGGTACGAGTAGTTGTCCTCGAAAGAGATGCCATTCTGCTTCATGACATAGTTGTTTAAGAGTTGAGCGGAGGTGTTTATGGTGAAACACCGGCCATCAGCCATACCAAGTCGCTGAGACATTTTGTTAATATTACATCAGAAATTAATTTGCCTGTTCGTGATCGTCTTCATCCAAGATTCAAATCCCTTCTGTCTGAGTTTTTTGATGAAAGGTTCGCATTTGTACCCGAGGTAAACACCGAAGACATCAGTCTCTTCTGTGCGTGAAACCCTAATTTGAGGATTTTCGTTGATGTGCTGGTTGATGATGTTGTAGGCAAAAGCAATCTCTTTCAGGGTCTCCGCACCAGTGATGATGATCTTACCGGTGCTGAAAATACTACAAGTGATCTCTTTCATGTCATGGGCTGGCTTAAACTTGATCTTGACGGCGGAGTACCTGTCTGGTTCGAAAGAAACTTTAAAGATGTCGTTGTACTCTTCGAACCAGTCAGCCACTTTCATGAGGTTGATGTTGTAGTTGAGACTGAAGTTGGAGTTGATCATGACAACTCTGAATGAGTCAACGGGAAGTTGAATCTCCAAACCAAGAAAAGTCTTGAAGATGTACACGAGCTGGGTGATGATGCGCTTGCAGTCGAAGAGGTCGCAGCATCCTGCCACTTGAATCGAGCCGTTGGGGAAGACCTTGACAGACTTGGTGCTGTAAGTGTCGTTGTAGGTGAGGGTGACTTGATTGTAGAAGGTCGTGGGCTTCAGCTTCCACTCGAAGCCATCAGTGTTTGTACCCTTGCGTCGCATCTTGTAGGATCCAATCCGCTCGAAAGTGGCCCTGAGCTTCTTTATGTCAATCTCTTGGATAAAGCTCGAGATCATAGTGATCGTCGTGATCTTTACCCACGAGGGACGAATCTCTTCGGGTAGAGCGTTTCGCATCTCATCGAGGGTGAGGAGATACGAAAAACTGTTGTTGGCAATCGATGAGTACATTTTTAAGCATAGTTTTTTGAAATGAGGTGAGGTCACTTAGGTTTCTGTTTTACCACAACCAGCAACATGTAAATCATCTTCTAGGGTAGCCCATGCATGAATATCAGATTTAACAGTCGCAAAGTTACCAGCACCACATGGAGTACCTTGGTCATCGCAGTGCACAGTTGTTGTACCCTGTGGCGAACTCCGCCACCAACCAGTGTAATCGTCATCCGGCCACACGGTACCCTGGTCGGTACAACCTTCATCGGTCAAAAGTTTTCGTATACACGCAACAGTAACATCGTATGCGAGACTGTTATCTGTGAGACCTGCACAAGGATCATCTGCCACACATTCGGTTCCAGACTTTGTGTAGCCAGTTTCACAACCACTCATGATACAATCACCAGATTGATCGGTGAGGTAAGTACCATTGGGATCTTTAATGCCAGTAGGTTCACATACATCACCCGACTGATCTTCGAGACACTTCTTACCAGACTTGTAGTAACCCGGATCACAGTAATCGAGGACACAATCACGATCTTCATCAATCACATAGTTTCCATTGTCATCTTTACCTTTACATTCGTCACCTTCTTCTGGTCTGGTTAAGAAGAACGCACCACCTGCGAGTACTGAAAATACAGATGACATCATCATCATCATGACAACGATGATCATCATGTCCTGTGATCCAGCCATATTGTTTATATAATACTTAGAGAAAACATTTGCCTTGAAGGTACATGACTTCCTTTATCAAGTCCGCCAAATCTGTACACGATGTGGACTCCGATCTCGCCTATGTTGAAATCGTATACGAGCGTTACATGAAGACTAAGGGATACGAGACGTATACCGATTACATCAACACTGAACCTCTCGCAGACTGGACATACCTCGAATCAGAGAAGCAATCGATCCCCTATGAGAAATTCCTCGATAGTATGGTCAAGAAGACATTGGAAGTTAGGCAACGTATGGCTGAACTCGTACTAGAAAACATATTGGCCTACGAACATTCCGATAGGGTCTATGTGCGAATCGCACATGCGATGAAAATTCTGGATCCAACATTCCAACCACCTCGAGTAAACATGGAGAGTGCTTGGCAGATGGAGATCATCAAAAAGCTATGCAAGAAGTACGCACCTTATGCTATTCAGCACTGCACTAAAAAGTCTCGCCTCGAATACTTCTTCAACGTCTTACGTATAATAGAACTAGAGTGAGGACGAGAATGGCTAGGAATATCCAAAAATAGGGGATACTCTTGTTCGACACACCGACGATCACATCCTTCTTAAGGCGTGTAAAACCATAGTCGATGTTGCGTCGAGGGTGCACCTTCTTTTTGATGAGACAAGGTTCGGTCTCATCGGCGCACAACCCAGTGTTACAGAAAATACTCTTCACCTCAATGGGGAGTGTTTTGGGCTTCACCTCAACAAAATCCTCAAAATCACCTGTCTGTCGCACACCTCCTGGAAGGGAGAAGTCGTGTGTGACAAATGGGTTCACATCGTTTATAGCATCGTCATCGTTGAGCATAAACTTACTCATCGTTATTAATACTACTTCAGATTATAATTCTTGTCATGTATTTTGGATCGATGCTCTTCCCACATTTTATCTAGGTCTACATTCAGCATGTGTGCTAATTGGAAGAGATAACTAAAAACATCTCCCATCTCCATCATGACATCGGTACCCCTCTCCTTCTTGAGGTTTGTTTTCTTGTAGGTCTTTTTGTACTGCCGAATAGCTGATGCGAGCTCCCCAAACTCTTCAGTCAGGAGGAGCCAAACCGTGTCTACAGCGGCTCGATCCCACCCCTTGGATTTACATACTTTCTCTGTTTCCACTTTGTAGTAGTTTAGACTCATCACTTACATATTACTCGTATCCAATCTTTAATTGATTCCGATCTTGTTGTTGAAGTCGATCTTGTTTCCGGTGGTACTGGTATTGATGGGTTGATCCAGGGGAACACTGATTGTGTCGATGTCACGGGTATAAGCGATGTATTGGGACACACCGGTTTGAATCTGAGAGACGGCGGTATCGATGACACGGATATTTAGGTCCTTGACCTGCTCCTTCACACGGTTGTAGTGGTCACCCGAATTGTTGATGAAGACCATGCGCATGATACCGTAAATGTCATCGGGATTTTGGTAGTCAATGGCGATACCAGTCTTGTCCTTGAATGTCTGTCGAATACCACGCTGGAGAAGATTCTTGTTGAATTCCGAAAAAAAGAGCTGGTTCAATGGGGTCTCACACTGCTTGATGGAATCAAGGTGAAGGTTATCACACATTTAATATACTCGACGAAAAAAATTGTATGTAAATAGTAAATGCTGAACTTTGCTGACTTCAATGAAGTATATGCCAGCAAGCCCCCAACTTTTGAGGAAATTCCATGCAAGCCTCCAGCCTGCTTCGTGGGTTCGTACGCCCCCGTGGCCAAGGCGGGTGAGGAGGGTCCCTTCTATGTGAACACCTACCTTCTCCAACCCAACCGCAAGTTCGAGACCTTCGGTACCGTACCCGTGAGGAGCAAGGATCTCGAGAACTGCCGGAAATAAGTTAAAAATAAAAGTGGATGTGTAGATATATGAGGGTCATTAAACGCTCAGGTCGTATTGAGGATATGAAGTTTGACAATGTCACCAATAGGATCAAGAACTTAACGTACGGACTCTCTGATAAATGTGATTCCTCCAAGGTTGCGCAACAGGTTTTTTCTTCCATGTATGATAACATCACTACCCAAGAGATTGATACCCTTTCGGCTGAAATTTGTGTTGGTATGATCACATCCGACCCCGACTATGAGATACTGGCTACCCGTATCGTCGCGAGTAACATTCAGAAAGTGTGCCCCAACAACTTTCATCTCGCGATGAAGAAGCTACAGAAGGCTGGTATCATCACCGATGAAGTCGCTGAAGTCGCTCAACAGGTGAAGGAACACATCAAGACAGATCGAGACTTTGATTTTGGATACTTTGGTCTCAAGACCCTTGAGAAGAGCTACCTTCAACGTGTCGACGGAAAGCTCATCGAGACCCCACAGTACATGTACATGCGCGTCTCCATCGGTATTCATGGGAAGGATATCCCCGCCGTCATCGAGACATACGACAAGATGTCTCGAGGTCTATTCATTCATGCGACCCCTACCCTTTTCAACGCGGGTACACCTCGACCTCAGATGTCTTCGTGCTTCCTGATCGCAAATAAGGGAGATAGCATCGATGGTATCTACGGTACCCTCACCGAGTGTGCCCAAATCAGTAAGTGGGCGGGTGGTATTGGTATGCATATCCACGACATTCGTGCGAACAAGTCTCGTATTAGGGGTACAAACGGTCAATCGGATGGTATCATTCCCATGCTCCGCGTATTCAATGCAACTGCTCGATACGTAAACCAGGCGGGTCGTCGAAAGGGTTCTATCGCTGTGTACCTCGAACCATGGCACGCGGACATCATGGACTTCCTCGAACTTCGCCTCAACCAGGGTGATGAAGAGGCGAGGTGTCGCGATCTCTTCTCCGCCCTATGGATCCCCGATCTTTTCATGAAGAGGGTCGAAGAGGGTGGCAATTGGTCTCTCTTCTGTCCCGACAAGGCGAAGGGTCTCTCCGACGTCTACGGCAAGGAGTTTGAAGAGCTCTACACCAAGTACGAAGAGGAGGGTCTCGCCAACGCAACTGTCCCCGCGGCCGATGTATGGAAGGCTATTCTCAAGTCTCAAACGGAGACTGGAACCCCATACATGCTTTACAAGGATGCGTGCAACACCAAGTCGAATCAGAAGAATTTGGGTGTGATTAAGAGTTCCAATCTTTGTACAGAGATCCTAGAGTATACCGATAAGGACGAGACTTCTGTGTGCAACCTCGCATCCATCGCCCTTCCCAAGTATGTGAACAGAGAGACCAAGACTTTCGATTATGACAAACTTCATGAAGTCACGAAGACTGTGACGAAGAACCTCAACCGGGTTATCGATCGCAACTTCTACCCCGTGGAGACCGCGCGTCGCTCCAACATGAAGCATCGCCCCATCGGACTCGGTGTTCAGGGTCTCGCGGATGTATTCATCCTATGTGGTCTCCCCTTCGATTGTGAGGAGTCTCGTCTCATGAATGCTCATATTTTTGAGACTATGTACCACGCCGCTCTAGAAGCTTCTTCGGAGTTGGCAGAGGTTGAGGGATCCTACGAGAGTTTCGAGGGTTCTCCCGCGTCCCAAGGCATTCTTCAGCCAGATATGTGGGAGGGTGAGGCCAAATTCAGTGATCGCTACGACTGGAATGAGATGCGCGAGCGTGTAAAGACGAAGGGTCTTAGGAACAGCCTCCTCATGGCTCCTATGCCTACCGCTTCTACCGCCCAGATCTTAGGTAACAACGAGTGTTTCGAGCCTTACACGACCAACATTTATTTGAGACGCACACTCGCTGGTGAATTCGTCGTGGTCAACAAACATCTCGTTGACGATCTCAAGAAGGTTGGTCTCTGGTCGAAGGAGATGAAGGATCTCATGGTGAAGGCTGGTGGCTCCATCCAAAATATCGTGGACATCCCTGACGACATCAAACAGCTTTACAAGACTGTATGGGAGATTAGTCAGAAGTGCATTATCGATATGGCTGCCGATCGTGGTCGTTTCATCGATCAGTCCCAATCTATGAACCTATTCATGGAAAGTCCAACCCTCTCGAAGCTGTCTTCGATGCACATGTACGCATGGAAGGCTGGTCTCAAGACGGGTATGTACTACCTCCGCTCCAAGGCTAAGGCTCGTCCTATTCAATTTAGTCTAGAGCCTGATTGTGTCGCCTGTTCAGCTTAAAGTTTAGACGTCTAAAAAAGGTAGAAAACGGCATGGACAAAGCACTCGAAAATCTCCAAGTGAATGAATACAACAACAGGAAAATTGTCCTATCTACCAAGCAAGGTACGCCCATGCGAATCCAACTCCCTCGCATGTATATGCCATTTGGTGTTTCTGGTTTCACGCCCGAAGTTGGACCCACGAAGTACAACATCGACTTCGCCATCAAGGGGTATGATGAGGAGGATAGCTACATGAAGAAGTTTTACGATTCTCTACGAAAGCTGGAAGACAAGATCATCGACGCAGTCGTCGAACAGAGTGAGGTTATTTTTGGTAGTACCATGACCAAGGAGGAGTTGCTCCCCATGTTCAACTCCAATGTCAAGGAATCGCAGGATCGTGAGCCAAAGTTTCGCATCAAGGTCGACACGACCATCGAAGATGAAATCAAGGCGAACGTGTTCGATTCGGATAAGAACCCTAAAAAGGATGAAGTGACCAACGGTCTCTATGCAAGAAATTCGGGACATGCCATCGTCGAACTTGGCAGTGTGTACTTCTTGAACAGAAAGTTTGGATGTACTTGGAAGCTTCATCAGCTCATCGTCTATGAGCCACAGAACCTTAAGGGTTTTCAATTCGTTATTTAGATTTATTCATGAGTAAAATACTATAAATAGCCTGAGCCTCCTTGAGCAATTTACCCTGAACTCTGGTAAATTTCTTTGGGTCCAGACCTAACTTAATCTTAGCCACTTTGACAGACTCTTCCCACTTTGCGAGGGTCATTCTTACTGTACGCTTACATTTTCTTAATGAGCTTCTTGTAAGCCTTGGTACCCTCCTTGGGCTGGAGCTTGAACTCACCCTCCTTGGGCTTGAACACGTTCACCATAGCCTTCTTACCCTCCTTCTTCATACGCTTCATGGCGGCATCGTGGGCAGCCTTGCTCTTGATGCGACCATCCTTGGGATCCTGCATGAGATCCTTCTTGGTGAGACCACCAGCAGTCTTATCGGCAGTGCCATGGAAAACTTCGGCGCGGGAACCAATCATCTTTACTTTACGCTTTGAAAATTTTCTTGATGTCCAAGATTGAAATTTTAGCGCTTGTCCTGTTCACAGGTATTTGTTTCTCGATTCGCTCATCGTTAAGTACCTTCGAACACACGATCGACTTGTGTCCCTGCAAAGCCATCATCTCTTCTTCTACACTCACAAAACGCGGACACTCCTTGTAGATCAGCTTCTTCACATAGACTGGCTGCGTCTGTCCCGTACGATGACTTCGTCCGATAGCCTGGAGTTCGGTCGCGGGGTTCCATGAGGGTCCAGTGATGTACACTCGCGTAGCCTCTTGGAGATTGAGACCCTGACCACCACTCTTGATCTGGATGATGAAGACAGCACCAGATGTAGCCTTCTTGAAACCCTCAATCTGTTTGACACGCTCCTCCTTGGGTACTGAACCGTCGATGCGAAACACTGGATAGAACGCAGAAAGTTGCTGTTGGATGTAGTTCATCTCACCCCTGAACTGACAGAAAATGAGGGACTTTTCATTGGGGTGGGACTTGACCATCTCGAATAGGGTCTCCATCTTGTTAGAGCGACCCACCCACTTCTCCGCTTTTGTTCCATTTTGTTTAGCGATACCTTCGAGATACATGGCTGGCCAAATCATGCACTGCCTCGCACGAAGAAGACACTCCAAGATGACCATATTTTTCGCATTGAGACTTTGAGCGTGCCTGAAAGCATCTCGAATAGTCTCTTGTGCTTCGAGGAACACGACCTCGTAGAGTTGCTTCTCATCTGGGTACATCTCCAACTCCACATTCTCGAAGTAGCACGGAGGCAGTCTCAAACGCTCATTGATTTTGGCGAGGTCATCCTTGGTTCGACGCAGGATGTAGATGTCCTTGATCTTGTTGGTCATACCCTGCACAACCACCTTCGAGAGACCCAGGAAAGTACACAGAGACACAAAGTCCTCCATCGAATTGAACACTGGGGTACCAGTCACAATCCACTTGATTTGGGTCTGGAGACGACACACACTCTTGAACAACTTTGACTTTTTGTTGCGAATTTCATGGGCTTCGTCGAGGATAACTCGATCCCATTGTACCATGTGGAGAGGCGTCCTCGTGTCCTCCTTCTCACCCTTCGTAGTCAGTAACGTATATGGCGCGAGGGTCACGTCGGCTTCTTTGATTCTCCTATCTGGACCATCAAAGATGTTGATCGTCAAGTTTGGCGCGAATCTGTTGATTTCCTCCGACCACTGGGTGATAATAGATTTGGGTACGATGATTAGGGTGCGAGGCTTTGGATTTCCAAGCATCGTAGCGATTAACTGGATGGATTTGCCCAATCCCATCTCGTCGGCTAAGAACCCACCCTTGGGTCCAGAGGTTTGCGCCTCCATCGTCAGGAGGAATAAGACCCCTTCGCGCTGGTATGGGGCAAAGAGGCGACCATTGAGGTTGTCCTTTGCACGGTTGTACTGTTCTTCGATAGACATGATTTCAAGTTGGTTTCCTCGTAGAGGTGGGTCACTTAGGTTTTCAAATTCGGGACTACTACACTTGAACTTATTTTTATTTTTGAAAAAACTTTTAAAGTATAATCAAACTTTTCATATGAGAAAAAATAAAAGTTAGGATGGGGTAGTCCCGTGTTCGGAAACTTTTTGTTTCTTTTTTTCTTGGTACTTTTGACGTTTCTCTTCTAAAATTTTCTCTCTGTTTTTCTCACGGTATTTTAGACCTGATATTTGTCTTGGTGTCAGTTCTGACGGATCTTTATCCTTAATCCGCGGCTTTTTCTTTGTAGGTACTAGTTTATACTCGTACCCTTCTGGTGGGATAGGTAGAGTAACACCCTCCATTTACATATACATGGACTTTTTTCTTTATCCCAAAAAGTTTTCAAATTCGGGACTAGTACACTTGAACTCAGAATTATTTTTGAAAAAACTTTTAAAGTATAATCAAACTTTTCATATGAGAAAAAATAAAAGTTAGGATGGGGTAGTCCCGTGTTCGGAAACTTTTTCAAAATAAAAAATCCCAGGACGCGAAAAAATATTTCGCGACAATTATTTTCTCGTGTATAAATAGATGAGTCGTCAACCAACAATTTTCTACATCTTGGAAAATCAAACCTTGGGAACATGGTGGGTTGGTAAGATGGAATCAACCCTCGATGGATGTGGTATGCCTCCATATCGATCTATAACCCAGGATGAACTAAACGAGAAACTCTCTGAGAAGTACCACTACCCAAACGCATACCTAACCTTGACGACACTAAACAAAAGATGGACTGCATGCTATGGCGTGGAGCGTTGGTTGTCCAAGCTTGAATACAAGATCAGTAAAGAACCAGAGAAGTACAAGGAAATAGAAGAACTTCTCAAGGCTGGGTGGGACGGTGAGATAGAAACATCCACACTGAGTGTGTTCCATGTCCTCGAATACAATCAACCCATCGATAAGATTTTCAAGAAACTCGTGTCAAGTCGCGATGGTCTCACCAGATGTTTGAACACAAACAAGTACAAGACGTATGAGGACAAGAAGAAAGATCCAGATTTTTTGAAAGCGATAGGTAGGAAGAAGGTCTTACGTCAGATGAAGAAGACTGGAAAACTACCGAAACCTGAAACGCTCACGAAGTATGACATTAAAGAGGATGAGCTTAGAGAAATTATGGGACCCAAGGGCATCATCTATAAAATCACAAGTCCGTCGGGTAAGGTCTATGTGGGGCAGACTATATGTTCTTTCAAACTAAGAATAAGACAACATAAACGTAAATCTTCAACTTGCACTTTATTGAAAAGGGCTATATCTAAATACGGGGATGAAATGAAATATGAAATCATAGAGGAAAACATCCCACACGAACAACTCGATGAGAGAGAAATCTATTGGATAAAGGAGTTAAATTCTCTGGCACCGAGTGGGTATAATTGTACTACAGGTGGTCAATTTAAAACAGAATATAGTCAGGAACTAAAAGATAGAATACGAGATATTAAGAATGCTCAAAAGATTGATAAAGATGGATATATGGGATCCGTTAGTAAACATAGTAATCTATTTAGACCATCTGTCATGAGTGATGGTAAGAATATTTCTCTTTCTAATGGTGGATTTTACACGAGAGAAGAAGCTATAGACGTCCTTAAAGAATATACGCGAGATCCGACCAGTTTTACACCAGTTGAAAGCGTATTTGAAAGAAGTAAATGTGGTAATATAAGACTTAATGGAAAAAGATGGAGGCTTACATATAAGGGGTTTCATATAGGGTATTTCGATACACAAAAAGAAGCTCAAGAAGCACTTGAAAGGTATCTGAAAGATCCAGAAAACTTTACAAAACCTAAAAAAATAAGTGGTTCTATATTTAAATCTGGTGATAAAAGTAAGTGGCGACTCACTTATAAACACAAACATATAGGCTATTACGCCACCCAAGAAGAAGCCGAAGAGGCTCGACAAGCTCTTCAATCATCATGATAAAAGTCTTCTTCGGGGAGTGCCTGAACCTCACAGACAGCTGGGGGTAGCTCTTTCTTCTTACGAGGTCTCTTCACCTTCTCTTTCTCTTTTGGACACTCATCCAGATGTTCCCTAAAATAGAGAACTCTCTTCCAGAAGGCGTCCATCACGGGTAGATACTTCTTAAACCATTCACGATCACGAGGAACGACGGTGACATCAAACACCTCTGGTGCAGGAAAGGAAATCTCATGAGGTTGATACTGGACAAAGAAACAGGATTCTACGTCCATAATTTCCATGCAGAGCATTATTTGCGGAAGATAATGCCGAGGGACTTCTCCTGGTACAATCTTGCGTCTCAGAGGGCATTTGATCTCAACTAAACAGTTTGTGTCCGTGAGACCATCAGGACTCCCTCCCAGCCATGGGTAGTCTGGGTGTGGAATCAACCCCAATTCATTAACCTTCTCACCGTACTTCTGTTCAAACATTTCAATAGCGACTGGTTCCATTTTAGTGCCCCACTCAGTCGCCTCGTTACCAGTAAACTTCTCACCAATCCCACACTTTTTGCGGAGAAGGTCGTCGGGAGTTTGATATTTGTTTTCACCAATAGCTGTAGCTGCGTCCGATGCGGTCAGCATGTTCCCGCGCAATTTTAACCAAGCTTCTGAGCGCTGGTCGTCATATTCCCGATCCAAGAGCCTTTTGACATTTGGATGCATGTTACTCTAATTGAAGCTGTAACTTTTAAGTTCTTCCATCACCTGAAAATACATCTGAGCGGCATTCTGTTCAGCCTGTTTCTTATTTTTAGCGACACCCCTAGAGCAGAATACATTGTTGATATAGATGTCAATGTAGAAGAGACCTTCGTGATGTGCTGCGACTCGATACTCGGGAAGTTGCCAATTATTGATCTGGCACATGCGCATTAACTGGTCCTTGAAGTTATCGTCGATCATAATGGAATTCATATCAACAAGTTTTGGATCTTGATAAATTCTAAGGATAAACTCCTTTGCGTGAATGAGACCGATGTCCATGTAGATGGCACCTATGAGAGCCTCAAAGACATCCTCCAAAATCTTGGGATTATTGTTCCAACCGTTACGCATACCTTTCTCATCCATGATGACGAGTTCATTGAGACCTAGGGCATTCGCAATACGAGCTAATGTTTCACCACGAACGAGCTTTGTACGAGCTTTCGTGAGGAAACCTTCTTGACGCTTTTCAAATCGATCAAACAAAAACTTTGTGATGACGAAGCCCAGCACCGAATCCCCAATAAATTCTAGAGTCTCGAAGGACTCTGTAAATTGTTCATACTCTTTGAGAGCAGATTTATGAGTAAAAGCCTTTTGGTACAAATCAAGGTTTTTGATCTTTGTACCAACAAGTTGTTCAGCACGCACCTTGTCGATGAAGGTTACCATGTTTTATTATAGAATGTGTTTTATTTTTAAGCCTCCTTCTTGATGTAGTGTGGGGAGAGGTACTTCTGCAAATTAAGGTAGGTCACCTGAACGTCCGCGGGGGGAGCGAGGAGATCACGAAGCTTGTCGTCGAGGATGATCTGGCGACCGTTGTCGGGGTGCTTGAGACCGTTGTCGATGATGTACTTGTTGATGACCTTGGTCACCTCGGAGCGAGAGATGAGCTCATCTGCGGGAAGTCCGAGAAACTCGCGCAACTTAGGCGTCACATCCTGCTTACGGTTGAAACCGTTGTTGGCAGCGCGCGCCTTAGCCTTCTCGCCATCAGGATCCTCCTGGGTGTTCTTGATCTTGCGAATAAGCTTAGTCAGGTTCTTGACATCGGTGCGGAGGGCAGCAAGCTCGGTCTGGATGGTTTCGAGAGACATTATATGTATCTTATACGTCTAGTCTTTAAGTTCCTGAATAAGTATATCGCCGCGAAGGTGACAATTAACCATAATATAAAAAGGTATACTCTTGGGTGAAATTTGAGAACTTTCTGAGGAGGATCTATGTATCGAAAAGGTGGTCTCGTTTCGTCGTCAGGACACCCGCCCACACAACAATCTTTGGGACATGGAAGAACGAAGGGTCCTTTCCTGACTCCACACCATTGTTCGGTTTTACCGGTATACGCGTAGCAGCGACATTCTTCGATAACGTCGCACACCATATTATTATATCACGATATAATAATGGATGATCACATTTATTCGGAGGCTATCATAGAAAAATTCATCAACGAAAATCTCTATTTCAAGGATGAAAAGTTGAAGAAGTACTACGAGAGAAACTTGCAGAGAGATTTGGGAAAGTTCCGTGCTCGACTTCAGAGTGCGCACAAGGACAAAGACTTTGAGAAGATCATGTACGTCTTCGTCACCGACTCCATCCGTGATATCATACTCGACACGATAGGAAAACTCACCCAATTTCTGAACACTTCGGGTGATCTCATCGTGAGTGGTGGCGAGGCTTTCAATCTGTACGTGGACTACAAGGATCGCATCGTCACCAGTGATATCGATGCAAAGTTTGTGCCTCGGATTCCCATGAACGACAAGTATTTTGGAAAACTCCAAGCGGTCAAACTTCTGTTGTGGAACAAGATGGGTGAGTTGGCTCAACAATTGAACATGCGCATCAAGAAGCGTATTATGATGATGCAAAAGAAGCACTCGAAGTTGTTCAAGTTTTTGGGTATTGGTTTCAAAACGAAGGGTCCATACGTGACCAGGCGATACAGTCTCATCAAGAAGAAGAAAACCGCTGCAAACAACAGGCCTAGTAAAGGTGATGTTTTCATTGATGTCGAATTGTTCGCCCTCGATCTTAACATTCGCTATTTCTCTCCCACATCTAGAAAGATTGAGGATGTCACTATGGGTGGTATTCTTGACATCCCCTTCATGCGCCCCAAGGAGTTTGGGTACGAAGTGGCGCTCAGCAAGCGAAGGGGTGTGACTTACAAGGATGTGGTCAGTGGTAAGTTGATCAACGACAAACGAATTTTTGTGGCGAGTAAGGAGTTTCTCATCGAAGACATTTACCTCATGCACAAGCTTCGTCTTCGTCCAGAGAAGAAGGAGAAGGATCGTCAGCGTCTAGTCAAGTTGTCCCAACTTTTTGACAAACGCGTGAAGGCTTCCAACTCCATCGATGATGTGTTCAAGCGCATAGCTCCTAAAATCAAGGCCAACTCCAAGGCGTTGAGAAAACCCACGAAGGTTTCGGTCAGTCAGGCGAAGAAGATCGATCCCTACAAATACAAGAATTACACGACTAAACCATCCGACGAGCGTCTGTCGAAGCAGATCGTACACGGTCTCAAACCTCTCGTGAAGAACACAATCGTTGAGGGTTACAAGAAATCTTCAGGAAATCAGCGTTTCAACACGAAGAACCTGAAATGGAAGAATGTTCAGAACAATGTATACGTGAAGAATGAGTACCCACTTCGCACAGAGAATGCTAAGCCACTTCCAAAAAATTTGAACGTCACCAAAACCCTATATGGATATAATCCCAGGAGAAATCAATGGGTACCCAAGACTTTACTCAATAAGGCAGCGGCTATACCATTTGTTGGGTTAAAGAAATGAGACCAATCATATACATAAAATGATCTACAACGCCCCCACCAAAGGTGATGATGGTCTCTACTTCGTGAAGGCTCTCAACGATGACAAGCGCAAGTGCTTCGTTCAGCTCAACAAGGTCAAGATCGTCGATGTTTCAGGCGAGATCGTCATGGATGTCGTCTCCGATGGCAACACCAAGAAGATTGAGGACATGGATTCTCTCAATCTCACAGCCGCTCACGAGAATTGTGAGTCTTGGTTTGGTAAGCAACTCTCCGAGGGTGTCATCAAGTGTGCTTACACCTCTAGCCTCAAGGATGGTCAGGTGACTTGTGACCGCCTCGATATTACCAAGGTTTTCAATGCACAGCAGGAGGTCATCGATTTCGAGGGAGTCCAGCCCGAGAAGACTTGTGATGTCATCCTCGAGCTTGCGGGTATCTGGTTCGCCAAGAAGGCTTTCGGTCCCACTTGGAATGTTGTCCAGGTCAAGGTCCACGATGATCCCATCATCGATACTTACCCAGAGGAATATGCTTTCGTTGACGAGGATGACCAATAAAAAAATTGTTATACATATATAAAAGATAATGAAGGGTCGTAACCAGAACATCCTTATGCTGGTCGCCGTCGCTGCTCTGATCTTCCTCCTCTTTTCCCTTAACAACAAGTCCGGCTATGCCATCGTCGAGCGTGAGTATGCTCCCCTCGGTCTTGCTCCCTCTGCAGGTCCCTCTGCTGCCCCAGCCGACGCTGTATGTGGTGGTATGAACAAGGGTACCGGTCTCGCGTCCTCCCTCCTCCCTCGTGAGGTCGCGTCTGCTGAGGATTTTGGTCAGTTCGCCCCAGAGGATATCCTCGCTGGTCAGAACTTCCTCGAGCCCCGCAAGCAGATTGGTTTCCCTGAGACCGTTGGTGGCGCTCTCCGTAACGCCAACCAGCAGATCCGCTCGGATCCCCCCAACCCCAAGGATCCCTACGTGTGGAACAACTCCACTATCGTTCCCGATCTCATGCAGCGTGGTCTTTGTGCTTAAAGATTAGATGTTAGTACAATGTAATAAAATGACCTCTGTTTCACCTGATCTCTCCGAGAATGTCTCTAAGCTGGTAGAGCTCACAAAACAACTAGCCGAAGCGAAATCTGATATCAAGGTCCTCAATCAGGAGGAGAAGCGTCTCAAGGAGACTGTCAAGAAGCATATGGTTGATCAGGGTATCGACACCATTAACCTCAGGAAGGGTAAGATCAGTATCCGTAAGTCTGTCAGGAAGTCTGGTATGAACAAGGATGCCATCAAGGAGGGTCTCATGACCTACTTCGGTGGCGATGAGGCTAAGGTTGAGGGTGCCCTCAATGCTATTAAAGATGGACTTAAGACGAAGGAGTCCACTTCGCTCTCCCTAACTGGTATAAAGGATAAGCCCGAGAAGGAAGATAAGTAAGAAACAATGGTTTGGAGCCAATATGTTTTCGAAGCGACCACTGGTTTTGACACATATGCCAGTGATGACGACGATTTTAACGATAACACTCCTCTGAGTATTGAAGATTGGGAAGTCGAATACTCAGATGAATTACATATGATGTGGAATACCATCAGGACATTGATGTATGACGCCCAAATTGAACATTCGGGACAGTTCTGCGACTTTGTTGAGTTTTGCTATTTGGAGCATGATCCCTATCATGAACGCGAATATTGTGAGTTTGAGGAGGAGATGCATCATATTTGGCGAAATGTCAGGCGAGTCGTTAATAATAACGGTCTTCATGAAGAGATGATGAGAGGTGCCACTTTCTATCACTTTGTAGATTTCATGAAAAAATATATGCGCATATACTAAATGCTCCCCGATATCACCTCCCAGAAAGTTGCCATCCCTGCCGCCCTTTTTCTCGCGCTCAGCCCCGGTGTTCTCGTGACCACCGCGGGCAAGAACGTCAAGTTCATGAACGGCAAGACCAACCAGATGGCCATCTTCTTCCACGCCCTCGTGTTCTTCCTCGTGTACAGCCTCATCGCCCGCGCGATGGGTCTCGTGCTCACCAAGACCGACCTCCTCGTGACCACCTCTCTCTTCCTCGCCCTCAGCCCTGGTCTCCTCCTCACCCTCCCCCCTGGTTCGGGTGGCGTCTTCCGCTCTGGTCAGACCAGCCTCCCCGCTGCCCTGACTCACGCGATCGTTTTCGCTGTGGTCTTCGCGCTTTTGCGTCGCCAATTTCCTCAGTTCTACTAAGTAAGAAGATGAAGTATCTCGTCCTTGGTCCAGCTTCTATGGGGATATTCTCACTTATTGGCTCTTTAAAAGCACGTGAAACTCAACTTGCCGATGTGAAAGAAATTTCAGGTTCTTCGGCGGGCGCAATTTTGGCGTTGTTTTTGGCTGTGGGGATGTCCGTGGATGAAATCTTGGACACATCTTTATCATTAAATATCCCCAACTTTGTTAAAATCCGTCTAGGCTCATTTTTTAACAAATTTGGTTTTGTTGATATGGGCCCTATTCGTAAAAAGTTGGTGGAAATATGTGGGGGAGATCCAACCTTCGAAGAGTTGGAAACTAAAATTTACATTTCAGCGTATTGTTTAAATAGTCTGGAGACGGTGTATTTCTCTCGTGATACACATCCACATATGAAGGTCATCGATGCGGTGTGCATGAGTATGGCTGTTCCGTTCATATTCTCATGTGGAACCTATGAAGGAAACACATATGTAGATGGTGGCATGAAGGAGGAATATCCACTCACACCGTTTATGGACAAAAAACCACACGAAGTCACGTGTATCAGAATTAAGATGAATAGAATTTACAGAGAAAGTATCGACAATCCGAAACAATTTGTTGATATACTCGTTCGTTCAGCACTCATGAACCGTGATACGTATCAGACGTCTGCGGAAGTGATAGAAGTCAATGTAGGTGATACAGATATATTTGATTTCAATATGGATTACGAAGAGAAGGTGCGATTGTACAACATGGGATATTCGACATAACACTTTTTTTATCAGTTTACTATATATGTTGGAGGTCTGTGATCCAGATGCCGACCTCGATGTCCTAAAGAAACTCATCAAGATGAATACAGGACACACAATTAAACTGACAAAAGAACAAACATGTCAAGTCTATGACGATATCAAGGCGGGGAAGTTACCCCTACCCCCTTTGATCATGAGCTCCAATAAGACCTACCTTGTCGATAAGAAGTCACCCCTCAAACCTGCAGACTATGAGGTTCTCTTCGACTCGTCGTCTAAGCGCGCAGACATCAAGAAGGTTGCGCGCAAAGTTGGTCTCGTACAGCTTGACCAGATGACCAAGAGTCAAATGATTGATTCTATCGGTAAGCGTCTGAGGTTCATGAAGGTTCACGAACCCGTGAAGATTGGTAAAGTTGTCGCTAAGAAGGAAGTTTTCAACAACTTTGTGAAGAACAACTTCGCGAACACAACTGTCGTGAACAACCGCAAGAACAACTTCGCGAACACAACTGTCGTGAACAACCGCAAGAACAACTTTGTGAACACCACCGTGAAAAACAACTTCGTGAACACCACCGTGGTGAACAATCGCAAGAACAACTTTGTGAACACCAATGTGAAGAACAAACCCACAACCCGTGTAAATTTTCCAAAGGATGGTCTATTCATGAAAGGTCAAAAGCCAAAATTTCTTAACGGCCGGGTGAGCGCCGTTAAAAAACCTAAAACATCTTTTATCGCCAGCCTATTGGGACCTAAACGAACATTCATAAAATCGAACACTTTCAAGGGTACCAAGGTGCCCAACAAGCCCAACGTGTCCAACAAGCCCAACGTGCCCAACAAGCCCAACGTGCCCAACAAGCCCAACGTGCCCAACAAGTCCAATGTGCCCAACAAGTCCAATGTGCCCAACATACCCAAAGTAAACAATTCAAAAAGACGTGAACTAAAGATCTACATAACACAAAATACCGTTCTGTCTAAAAATAAAAGAAATGCGTATATTCGCCAGGTAAATCTAAACACCGTGAATCTCGACCAACTTCGTAAAGAAATTGATGTAGAGATTGAAGAAGCAAAAAGGACCAAACGTTTAAAAAATTTATATGAACTTGAGCAATATCTCAAGCCACTCAACATAGAGAAGACCAACTTTATCCAGAAGTTTAAGAATTCAAATATATCCCTCGCCAACATGAAGTCTCTGATTAATAAAGAAGTTGCTGCGAAAGGTGATCTCGATAGTAAGAAACGCACTTTATTGGACAAAATTTCGGAAGCTAAAAAATATAACATAGCGTTCAATTTTAACACGAACACAAATGATATAAATTCGGTCAAAAAATTCGACGAACTAAATCAGAAAGTCGATACAGTCATTGAACGCGCGGTCGATAAAGGCAAGAATACACTTTCGAATAAAATCATAAATTCTGAGATAAAGAATGACTTCATGAATAAAGTGACTGCCATCAAGACTCTCAAAAATCTCAAGAATGTTCAGATGCAACTTGAAAATGCGTTAGTTTTCAAGAAGAGTGCCAAGAAGGAGGAGATCACAAAGTATATGAAACAATTAGGGTTGAATAATGGAGAAATTCAGATAGTTGTGGGTCGCAATCTCAGTCTCAATAAAAGTAAAGATATGGCGAATAACATTCTCGACAAAAAGAAACGTTTAGAATTGACCAAACTTCTCGACGCGAAGAGGATTCCTGTCGCAGATCGAAAACAATTTTACAATAAAATTACCAAAAATTCTAACATCAAGAATATCAGTATAAACATTGATGACTATCTCTACAAAAAATCGAGAGAAACTATGAACAATATCACACAGGTTCTCAACAAATATAATCTCAAAAACGAAGATCGTCAAGCTATATTGAATGATTGGAATTATTACACAAATATGAGTGTTGGAAATGTGAAAAATAGAGCATCTAAACGTGCCGAAGAATTCAAAAAAGAAAAGAAGGTAGCACTTCGACGATATCTCACGGATGATCTCATGCTTGTGAATACCGACGTCGAAAAGGTCATGAAAAATTTCGAACTCAATTCGCGAAACATGACCGCTTTACGGGAAAAGGGTCAGAAACTCAAAAATATTTCGAGTGAGAAGAATCGCATCAGTGAACGTATTCGTAAAGCTCGTGAGGAGAATGGATTAGATCTAAAGTTCAAAGTGAACATCAAAACGACAAATAATGCGAAGAACCTGAACAACAAAATCAACAAGGCATACATTGGTAAGGCTAAGAAGAATCTCGCAAAGCGTGCACTCAATAGCAATATTAACATATCAGATGAACTCGATGCCATCAAAACCATGAATAATGTACAAAAATTGAAAAATAAACTGAATGGTCTAGTGAGTGGTAAAAAGAAAGAGAACTTTAAAAAGCTCGAAAATGCCATCAAGGACTTGAACCAAGAGAACAAGAATAAGTTCTTGAAGAAGTTCAAGAACCAAAACAACTCTCTAGGTAATATTTTGAATAATGTCAGGGATTTAAAAAATAAACAAAAATTGGAGGGTAAAAGAAAAGAACTTTATAAATATCTCAATGAGACTCTAAAGCTGAATGTCTCCGATCGCGACATCATCATGTCAGAGTTTAACATGACTCAAAACTTGAACGCGTCTAAACAAAAGGCTAACACTCTCAAGAAGATTCAAACGACAAAAAAGATCGCATCGAATCGACTAAAACTAGAGAAAATTTTAAATATAATGAATCTTAGTCGAGAAAATAGGAGTTCTATACTCGATAAATTTGATAGACAACCTGGAAACCTCGAGACATTCGAAGCCAATGCAAAATCTATCATCGAAAAACAAAAGAATGTACTCAATCGCAAACAAAAGAATGTGCAAGCCTTCCTTACAGGTCTGAGTAATTTGACACCAAACCAAAAATCGAAGTTTATGAATAGAATTAAAAATCACACCACCAACATAGCTCCAATTAAACAAGAAGCCAAAAAAATAAATCTCGCCAAAAAGGCTGGAGAGAACAAGAGGCGTGAGAGGGCCAAACCCAAAGAGGAAAACAACTTCAACACCCAGAAGGCTATGAACATTCTCAACAAGCAGAGGGCTGGAGAGAACAAGAGGCGTGAGAGGGCCAAACCCAAAGAGGAAAACAACTTCAACACCCAGAAGGCTATGAACATTCTCAACAAGCAGAGGGCTGGAGAGAACAAGAGGCGTGAGAGGGCCAAA